TTGCTTTCAATATATAATATTAAAAGTGGCCAAATTGATATTGATGAAAAAGTAGAGCAGTTATCTTCACTGCTATTGAAACTATTTGATAGTAATAAAATACGAGAGCAATCAAATAGATTATTCGTGCAGCAGAACAAAACCAAATTGTTATCTTCATCTTCTTTAAAATTTTATGCTACATCTGAATGTGTAGCTGAGACCCTTGCAAAAGAGCCTAATCTTGACTGGTCTCCCGCAATTATTGGTCTTTGTAAGGCGTTTGAACTCGAAATCATTGAACGTTTTATAAATCCATTGAAAGAGTTTTGTATCAATATTCAAATAACAGATACCGATTTAAAAGATAAAGACTTTGGACGCATAGCAAGTTACTGTTCGGGCAAAACTATAAAGTCTCCTGAATTAGGTGTTATTAGTCATTTCATCTCTACTGCAATTAATAGTAAAGAACGGTTTGAGAAAAGTGATTTCTTAAAAATCGGATTTAATGGCTTTATTTCTAAGCGACCAAATTCAAATTGGCTTATTGACAAAAACTGTTTGGTTTCTGCCATTGATACTTTGACTTCTAACTATCGTAATAAGGCCGCTCATACTGATGAACTTGAACGAATTGACTATGATAATTGCAGGGAGTTGGTATTTGGGGACAAAGGAATTATGTGGGATCTTATTTTGAGCACTCAGACGGCGGCAAAAAGTTTAATTTAATTTTCTATGCATCATCCTAAGTAGGATTATTTGTAGCAACCCCATATTGGGGAAGTAGGGGAAAATGGCCTCATTAAATTTTGTTAATCTGCTATAAATGCTGGAAAGCTACTTTTTTATCTATTCAAAGCAACTCTCATCTATGAATACATCGAGAGTAGGCCAGAAGAAACCGGAAACATGCTCCAAAACCAACAAAACCTTCTGCGGCTTTGTGCCCCTGTGTGCCCTTTTCAGGCCTCAGGTAGTATCAATATACCTAAAAGCAATTTTTAATCGCTATTTGGGGCTTTTGGCGAAGGTATAAAAAAACGGCGACAGCGGGCTTGGCTTTATAAGCGTTTCAAGAGTAAATCATAGATTCGAAAACAATACAGTTTATCGGGAGGAGGTCGTAACGACCACCTCTCTTTTTCACGTCATCTTGTATTGCGGGCTCACTCCAAGAAAGCACCTAATATCAGAAAAGAAACAAAATAGATATACCGAATATCAATCCGGTTAATACAACGATGTTCAAAGCTAATACAACGAATTATATAGACTTCTAACAGTACATCAAGCATAATGTCCGTTGGAGGTGATAAGTTGGAGATATACACGCCGGAAGAACTTTCTAAAAAAATCAAACTGCCTGTTCAGACCATAAGAAAATATATTTGGGCAGGCCGGATGAAGGGAACGAAAATAGGAAAGCACCGGAGAGTAACAGACGAGCAGTTAAAAGGATTCCTGGATAAAAGCACAACCACAAAATGATTATCAAAAGGCAACGGAAACCTTGAAAAGTTTGTGGCTTACAGGCTTCCGCTACCAAGTAAAGCCGCCTTGTAAAAGGACAAGCTTCCCCAATATTATATCAGAAGCTGAAATCTCCTTACAAGGCAAAAACGAAGGAGGTTATTCTTTTGAAAGTGAGAGTACTGACCATATCAAGTACAATGCCCGGCAAAAAAGAAGTACCGCAAATACGGATACAGGGTGTTTGGCTAGAGAAAATGGGCTTTACGCCCGGAGAGAAGATAATTGTAGCGGAAAGCTATAACAAGCTGGTTTTAAGGCGTGTAAGCTTCCCTGAAGAACCTATGTAAAGAAAACCATGCATTAATAGTAACTATGGCAGGTATCGATTCGACGGCACAGCCGGTCTGGATGCCTGCCATTTTTAATGCATACCTTGTAAACCGATTTGCAGGATATGCCACCCAGTGTGCTATAAAATTCTCAATCTGTCCTGAGTCTTTTCAGCATTTCCTCTCCAGTAATTGTTCCGGCTTGGAAAAACAATAGCTATCTCAGTCTGAGTGTGGTATCGTATGTCGTTGAAGGGAGGCAGCGCAAATGGACAATATACTTAAAGTGCTATATGACCATTTCTACCGGATGCCGGAAAACACACCGGATAAAAAGCGAATCGAAGCAAACCACCATCTATTGACTCAGCGGCTGAGCAAACAGAACCGAAAGCTGGTGCTGCAGATCATCGATGACAAGGATCAAATCTGTGCGGACATTTCATTGGACAGCTTCATCTGTGGATTCCGGCTGGCATGGCAGATTGCAAATCAAATACAAAATTACGACGCGTGTTCGGATTGCAGCAAAAAAGCTGAGCCGGACACCCGTCAGTTATTTTTAAGGAGGTAATCAAATGAAGAAGCATATTATCACCGGCATCATAATCGCCGCCTGTGTCGCCCTGTGTGCTTCTGTGTGGCCTCAAAGCGCCGAGAACGGGAAAGTACCCGCCGACCAGGTAAAACCCGCCGTAATCCTCAAAATTGAGACAAAGCCGGAAGAGCCGCCCCCAGTTATTTTCTCTGCCGATACCATTACCTCCGAACCGGAAGCTGTCACAGTACCTGAATCAAAGAATTCGAAACACGGCGCTCCAACCATGAACAAAGAATTATCATCATCAGAAGAAAAAACACCTGCACCTGAGCTGGTGCAGAAAACCAAGTCCCCAAAACCATCCTCATCACCCCCTGAACCACACATGGGGGACACGCGCGTAGTCAATGGCGAGAAACAAATTTACATTCTCGGCTTCGGATGGATCAAGGATGAGGGCGGCGGTTCGGGAACAACGATCGGAAGCCCCGGCGATGAGCTCACCGGAAACAAAATCGGACAGATGGGCGGCGGTACAAGAGTAGACGGCGAAGGTGACATCAACAAGATGGTAGGTATCATGGGCGCAGGTGAAGTGCCGGGATCAAAAGCCGTTATCAATGGCAAGCAGTGTATATGGGTGCCCGGCTTCGGATGGATAGAGGACAATGGTGAAGGAAGCGTCGTTACTGTCGCTAAGGATATGTACGAAAACGGACACAAAATCGGATATATGGGAGACGAAGAACCGCCGGTGAGGGAAGCAACCGCATCGTCCTCAGAGCTGCCGGAGCTGACCGGTGATGAAATCCATATTGTGTTTGTTGAAACACCGGAGAAGAACAATAACCCGCCTTCATATAAGCCTGATACAACGTCTCCATAGAACTTTACACCGCATTAAGCATGTAAAAAGAACGCATAAAGCTCTGACAGGCCGAATGCGTTTTTTCTTTCTCCTGTTCGTTTCGCACGGTTTAGAAGCTATCAGCTATAACATACCATTCCTTACAATCCGCATCATCTCATCTCCGGTTATCAATCTTTTCCGGTAATCGGCCTTTGCCTTGGACGCAGCCTTTGACCACACCCAGAACTCCTCCCGTGTCATATCCTTACCGGATCGCTCGGAATCAAGTTTGCCATCGGCGCGGTAAAAACGGGAGTAAATCTTGTTGTACTCCGTTTCAAATTTCTGCAGATAGGTATCAGATTGGAGCTGCTGTTCATAACGGAGCAGCGGACCGACTTCCCGGCAGCTCTTCCCGTTTTCATATGATCTTCCGCAATACTCCCGTTTGCGCTTGTCAATCATTACGAAATACCGGTCGCACAGTCTGCACCGCTTTACCTGGATACCGCGCTTGAGCATTTCCATAAACTCAAAGAACAGCATCTCGTCCAGTGCCTGAATGTGATAATACGGCAGCAGGCTGACCTTGGAACGATCATTATGAATAGCATCCAGTGTTTGCTTTGTGTCTGTAATTCCCTGATCGTTTATATCCCATACCTTTATATAATCCAAAGCACCTTTTTTCACCGGAGCTACCGCAAAACCCGTCTGCACGGTAAACTTGCTCAAATCCGGAAACTGAAAATAGAAGCCTACCAGTCTTTCGGCTGTAGACCGGTCAGACAGATTGTCCTTGTCAAGACAAAAGTGCAGGGCATATTCAAATATATCCTGCAATGTCAGCACATCCTTCAGAATCATAATACAGCTTTGCAGCTGCTCCAGCTTCCGCGCTTCAATATCATCCTTAAAATAAATTGGTGTTGCCAGGATATTGTTCAGCGCTCCTACCAGGAAGAAAAATGCATAGTCGTGCTTGTCCTTTAATAGCTCCGCCGCATCGAAAATAACATTTCGTATCACGTCGTAATTCGTGCTTGTCAGCGGTATGTCGGCAAGCTCTTTTAATTTTTCTTCAAGGGAAGTCAGATCAAGTTCGCAGAAGCGCACCAGCCCTTCCCCGATCTGCTCGTTGCGCTGGAAGCCATGCTTTTGTTCGTTTGTGTACCAGAGAATGTTCATGAACGACTGATTGTCGATGAAAACTTTGAAATACGGAAACATACTGCCCTCCTCTGCAAATAATGGATTTTCGCAAAATAAATTATTTGTATTCTCTATATAATTCTACCACGGCATTTGTGAAAATGAAATTGGGACAAAAGAAAGATTTAAAATTGAATAGCCGTGCCCTGAGTGGATACTTTCAGACAAAGCATGCCAAGACCTTGAAAACGCAGGCGAGCGTGCCAATGAAATGAGAACGCCGTGTTGGTCACGCAAGGCCGCAGGGCAGGAACCTGTTCGGGAGCATGGTGTTAAAGTACAAAGCAAACTCTTCTGCAAAATGGGGATTGCATTTTCAAATATAAGTTTGGAACGGAGGTGAGAATATGCAGAAAAAGAAATCTAGTCTCATCCGGATGAGCGACATTAAAGCTGAACAGGTGCAATGGCTTTGGTATCCGTATATTCCTTACGGAAAGGTCACCATCATTCAAGGCGATCCCGGAGAAGGAAAGACATCTTTTGTTCTGGCGATGATTGCGCTGCTGACCAATGGCGAGTCTCTTCCGGAGGAAGATACGGCAAGCTCACCCATCAATGTCATTTATCAGTCGGCTGAGGACGGGCTGGCGGATACCATCAAACCACGTCTGGAGCAATCGGGCGCAGACTGTTCCCGTGTACTGGTCATCGATGAGTCCGACCGGGAGCTAACGTTATGCGATGAGCGGCTGGAGCAGGCTGTCCGGGAAACAGGCGCCCGCCTGATTGTGCTTGATCCGCTGCAGGCATATCTTGGCTGTGATGTGGACATGTACCGTGCCAATGAGGTACGACCGGTGATCAAGCGTTTGTGTGCCATGGCAGACCGTACCGGCTGTGCCGTGGTCCTGATTGGTCACATGAACAAGGCGCAGGGCTTGAAAGCTTCCTACCGCGGACTCGGCTCCATTGACTTCCGGGCAGCGGCAAGGAGTGTGCTTCTGGTCGGACGGTTAAAAAGCGATCCTTCTGTCCGAATCGTTGCACACGACAAAAGCAGCCTGGCTCCGGAGGGAAAGTCCATTGCGTTTTCATTGGATGCGGAAAATGGTTTCCAATGGAAAGGCTATTGCGATGCCACAGTGGATGAAGTACTCTCCGGCACTGGTTCGGTGCAGACTAAAACAATGCAGATGGAAACAACGCTCAAGGAAATACTCAATGTACCTGTTCCCGCAGAAGAGGTATTCCGCCAGGCGGAAAAGCTGGGCATCTCAGAGAGGACGGTGAAGATTGCAAAAAGGAATCTTAATATTCAATCTGTCAGGCTTGGCGGGCAATGGTACTGGCAGCTTCCTGATCCAAGAGTGTAAGGGTGTAATGTCTTATATACTTTGCATCCTTGCATCCTTAACTTCTGTGCAGAAGAAAACTGGTGATTTGGAGGTGAACCATACGGTTTAAGGCGTTGCAGGTTAAAGGAGCGGGGCCGTACACGCCCCTCGCTCCGGCTCACATCGCCCCGCAATGCGGGTCGGGGATGGTACCTCTTAGGTAGTCGGAATTGGGTAGTTGGTACCGCAAACGTGGTTATAAAGCGAAAATGGGCAGCAAAACCCCGCATTTTACTGCCGCTAAACAGGGTGTTGCAATAGGGTACCAGGGAAAAATACATATAAAAAGAGAGGAAAATATACATGGACAAAAGAGTCAAATCCGGTCTCGCAGTAACATTGGCACATTTGAAATTATGCGATGATAATCTAAGGCGTGCGCAAGCGGATTCCCGCAACGAATTTGTAGAGAAGGCCATTGAATTTTATTCCGGATATCTAAATGCCGAACAGAATCCGAAGTTCTTTGACGAGATGTTCACCTCTGCTGCTCAACTAAAAATGGAGCAGGTCGGCAAATCTCTCGGCACCGGGCAGTATAAAATTTCTGTAGAATTAGCAAAACTATGCCATTTAATTGCTGCACAAATGCATGTAACGGATAACCAACTGCAACGGCTGCACCAAAATTGTTCGGAGGAAGTGAAAGCACTTGGCAGTGTTCCAACCTTTGAACAGGCATACCTGTATCAGCACAAATAATGATGATAGGGGGAAATTTTCATGAGAGAAAATCAGAAAAGCTTTATAGCTTACGCATTTCTAAAATGCATCATAATACTCCGGGATAATGATCCACAGATACCTAAAGTCGAAATCGTGTTTGAAAGGTGTGGCAGAATGAAAAAACGTTTATGTACAAGACGGATTGAAGCAGTGGAGCGTCACTATCTGGAAACCGGACTCTGGGGCTGCTATGACACAGCGGGAATTGCAAGCGAAGAATTCGACGGCAAGGAGGTTTTACTGTTTGATGACACCGAGTTGAAGGAGGAACAGGAGCAGCTTTGCTTGGAACGCCGGATGATTGTGGGTGGTAAAAAGTTTGCCGTCTGCTCTGTGTTTCCTAAAGAAGCTACTGCGACACCGACCGACAAGCTGCTTTCCCTTATTGATAAGGAACTGGAAGCAGAGCGGAATTCTTTATGAAAGCCAGTAGACTTGCGGTAAATCCTCCGGTATGATTGGTGTTGCGGAACTTCCGCAATACTGCTTTCCGTATCGGTTTGCCAATAAGAAGGAGGTACTTTATGAAACAGGCGAACCAAAAATTCACAATTTTATATGGCAGGCTCAGCCAGGAGGATGACCGGGAGGGCGACTCCAACAGCATCCAGAACCAGCGGATGATGCTGGAAAAATATGCTGCCGACAACGGGTTTGAAAACACTTTGTTCCTTTCTGACGATGGCTACAGCGGTACAAACTTCAACCGCCCCGCATGGAATGAATTAATGAAGCTGGTGGAAAATGGTGAGGTATCCACTATTATAGTTAAGGACATGTCGCGGCTGGGACGGGAATATCTGCAGGTCGGGCAGTACACAGAGCTTGTGTTTCCCAGCTATGGCATCCGTTTCATCGCCATCAATGATAATGTGGACAGCCTCTACGGTGATAACGACTTCACCCCGTTTAAGAACCTGTTCAACGATTTTTATGCCAAGGATACCAGCAGGAAAATACGCGCAGTGAAAAAGGCTCAGGCGGAGCGGGGTGAGAGAGTAGGGACAAGAGCACCTTATGGTTATAAAAAGGATGAGAAAAACCCGAAAAAGAAAATCATCCCCGATGAGGACACCGCACCTGTGGTGCAGAGAATTTTCAGTCTCTGTGCGGGAGGAAAAGGCCCCAGCCAGATAGCAGGGCAGCTTAAAAAGGAACAGGTTCTCACGCCCGGAAATTATTATTACAGTAAAACGGGAGTTCTTCTGACCGGTGTAGATACTGCACGACCGTATAATTGGAGTAGCCGATCTGTTGCAGACATTCTTGAAAATGAGGTCTATCTTGGGCACACCATCAGCCTGCAGTACACCACGATATCCTACAAAAACAAGAAGCGGATTGAGCGGCCTGCCTCAGAGCAGCTGCGGTTTGAAAACACACATGAGCCTCTGGTAACACAGGAAACCTGGAGCATTGTGCAGGACATCCGGAAGCATAAACGGCGCAGAGCGAACATGGCGGAACAAAACATGTTCTCCGGCCTCGTCTACTGTGCCGACTGCGGAGAGACGATGGTACTCCACCGGGCACATACCATGGATGCAATAAAAAACAACTTTATGTGCTCCACCTACAGGAAACGCGGTAAGGAAGTCTGCACCGCTCACTACATAAGGGAAATCCAGCTAGCGGAAATTATTCTGGATGACCTGCGCCGAGTTACTCATTTTGCAAGGCAGCAGGAATCGCTGTTCGTGCAGCACATCAACCGTAGGAACAGCACTGAAACCAAAAGGGAGATCGACCGTCTCCAGCGGGAGCTGGATGCCATGCGCCGCAGGGATGCCGAACTGACCGCACTCTTTAAGCGTCTTTATGAGGATAATGTACTGGGACGAATAACTAACGAGCAGTTCCGGATGCTGTCCGCCGATTATAACAATGAGCAAAACAGCCTGAAGGAGCGAATCCCCCAGGCTGTAGAGCGGATGACTAAGCTGCAGGAATCTATAGCCAATGTCTCACGGTTCATTGATAAAGCCAAACGCTACACCGAGATTCCGGAGTTAACCAGCGAAATCCTGCACCTGTTTATTGAACGTATTGAAGTTGGTGAACGGGGCGAACGCTACTCCAGAACTGCAGAACAAAAGATTATTATCCGCTATAGGGACATCGGAATTCCCGGTTCCTTTACAGAAGAAGCCAGAGATATAGCCGTTTAACGATAAAGGCAGACAGCGGATTCACTGTCTGCCTTACTAAACATACCCATGGTTCACTTTGTGTCCCTATGGACACGCACCTAAAGCTACCCCTTATTTATTGTTACCTACTTTTTCTAAGAGTGTAGGTAAATACTCTAAAATACCTACATCCCCTATATCTCCTTTTGCTTTTGCAGCTTTTATAACACTTACAAGAATATTAATTGCATTTTCCCATTCTGTCGGGTTGTTCGATACTTGTCTTAGTATTTCTTTCCAATTCAATTTTTTTACCTCCCCTTTCCACCATGACGGGCGTTTACCTGCTCTAAGTTGTGCCAAAGTTAAACCATCAACATATTGAAAATGTGGCTTATCAACAAAAGACTTCCAATTGCCACCCCATTCAAGACCGAGTTTTTCTCCTTCTTCTCCAACTATAGCCCACAAATTTTTATTACCCCATACTGCATTACCGTTTACAATAGGGACAATATCATATGCCAATCCAAAGGCGTGTGGGCCAACAAGTTTCATATTAGTAATAATGCTTCCTGAACGAGTTCTTCCCTGTGCATATAAATACGCCTGGTATTCTGCATCTCTCAAAGTACTTGTCACCTGTATAGTAACCCCTCTTGCTTTGCAGGCGGCTATATGTTTTTTACATAACTGTTGCACTATCGGGTGTAAATCCTCAATTATTCGACTATCAATCATCTTATATCACCGCCTGCATCTTGAAATAATCGTTGAGCACCCTAGTTAGAGTTAGAGGGTTTGTGAAATCTATACTCTTCATTTATTCCACCTTCTCCTTTTTTGTAAAGAAGTAGGTAATAATCATTGTAGTGCAATTACTAAACAGTAAGAATATATCATTGTTTATATCTCTACCAGATACAACAACATAAACCAATGTCGATACAAGTAATATAGTGATTATACTTTTAACATCTATCAGTTTTGCAAATTTTTCTTTATACATATTTATCTCTCCCTTATAATATTTTTCCTAGAACATAGGCAATTAAAAAAGTGACGACATATATTGCTACCTGTTCATATTTTGCTAATGGCTTAATCTTTAGGCTATCAAGTCCAGCAATTAATTTGTCTATACTCTCCTTCAAATCTTTTATTGCTTCTTGAAGATAACCTATGTCTTTGGCTGAACTTGTATAGTCCTTCTCCAGTACATCAATCCGGGTACTGTGAGCATTTAATCTGTCATTGTGCAACTCCAAAACTTCATCAATTCTTTTGTGCTTTTCACTGCATAATTCACTTTCAGTCATAAGCTCCCCTCCTTTCGCCGATTTCATATATAAAATAAGAGTGCATACCCGTAGGTACACACTCTTATGAGTTGGGGAATGGGTTACTTTATTTTGTTATTTTTCTTAAATGCTTCGTATTTTTTGATGAACTTTTCTGCAATTTTAGCCACCTTTAATAGTATTTCTCTTTCCCTGAGCTTCTTTTCCGCCGGACTATATTTACTGTTTGCCTTTATCTCTCTGATCTTTCCCCTTGCATCGGAAAATTCATCGGCTAATGAGTTGTATTCTTTTGTTGCGTTCTTGATAGCCGACTGTAAGACTTTTTGTTCATTCTCTGACAAATGAGGTATTGCTCTATACGTTCCTGTTTCTTGGGCTTCCTTCAATCTGTCGTTTAGCTCTTTTCCATAAGTGTAGAAATCATTTATTGACCTGTTGGAATATGCCGTGTCCGTGATGAAAGTTTTTATAACCGGATAGTTTGTGTAATCCGTTGGCAGCTCCACACCTTTTTTAACTGTATCCGGCAATCGCCAGAAGAAATCTCCTACTGAACCGCCATAACCTTTTACTAAATAGTCTAATTGTTTAGGAGATATTTTATTTACTCCTGGAACATCTTTTAATATGTTTGCAAGTCCGACTGCGGTCATGCTGCTATTTTCATTCTTTCTTAAATATGAGGGTTTAAAGCTATCGCCATAGTTCTCTATAGGTGTTTTGTTCCAGCTTTTGTTCGTCATTGTTTCAAGTGTTGGAGATACGGCAGAAGGAATAAGTGGAATATCAAAATTAATTACAAAGTTATCTCGAATATCCTTCCACATCTTAGGGTCATCGTTCTTGATACCGTCAAGTATTGTTTCCAGTAAAGCTCCAAACCAGTAACCCCAACCATAGGGCTTTGGTATCGACAAGAAGTGTGTTGCAGTTTTTCTATTGCCCAACGGTATATTGTAGAATAATGCTTTCCTCCATACTGCCATACTTTTGTATTCATCATTGTCGTCATTCCAGAAATACAATAACATTGTCGGCAAAGTCACATATAGAAACCCTCTTAACAAAGTTAAGTACGGGTGCGCCCTAAATGTTCTTAACTGTTTTTCAATACCTTGCAAGTTTGCATTAAAGAAAGCTGTTATCTTATTAAGTTCCTTCCCATAATAGCCATACCTTTTGAAGTCCTGTGATAAGTCTCTTGACAATGCAGCAGCTTTCTCTTGACTATATCCTTTTTCTACAGCTTTTCTAAACTCTGCTGCCCTTGGACCTGCTTCTGACCATTCCATAGCACCCCTTATTTTATTTATTGGAGTGAATAGTAATCTCGTTAGTTTTTCCTTTGTCGGTTTCTTAATTGCATCCTGAAGCTTTTCAATTAAGGTATAACCCATAACATCATCAAATATGCTCTGTACTTGTGTTCTTTCGTTTACCTGCAAATATTCGGTTGCACCACCGGACAATACCCATTGTTTAAACCATTTGTCTTTTTTAAATGCGCTGGCATATCCTTTTACAATATCTATAGGATTTATGCCTGCCTCCGATTGAATCAATGATGTTGAAGTATCTCTTGCCATGTTTCTCATTACAAATTGCAAGGTTGTTACTGCTCCGGTTTGGAGTATCCTTTTAGGCACATTCAATGCTCTTATAATGAAGTGGCTTGCTTCCCTGTTAAGCCCTTTGATAGCCCTATACAGTTCCGTTTCAACTTGATACAGCTTTGGTTTTCCGTTCCTGCATACTGTTATCTCGTTATCTCTTTCCCTGTAGTTTGCTCTGAACAATGTTACAAGCTTGTCCAGATTCATATTCTTTACATTTATCTGCTCCTTCTGTACCTCCAAGTATGGAATCATATTATCATTAGGATTTTTCTTCCTTCTTGCATCTATTTCAGCTTGTACATCATCCTTTAGCAAACCCTGCAAAGTTTTCCCTATTTCCTCAACATTGAAAGTAAACCCCTTTACTCCCGGCGGTACAGCTTCGACTAATTCACCAAATCCCTCTATGTTGTCTGCCATATCTGCAAGCATAGAATTTATTTGATTAGCTTCTGCTGCCCTTCGTATAATAAAAGCATTAAATATCATACTTTCAAGAGGGTCAATTATTGTCTTGCCGGAACCCCTAGCCTGTTTGACAACCTTTTTAGACTGTCCCAAGGTTGAACCACTACCCCCATAAACCGCCTCTACAGCCTCTTGTATTCTGTAAAGAGGTACATGATTAGGATTGTTTTTCTTCATTTCATCAACTGTATCTTGGCTATACACACCACTATCAACTAAAAGCTGCATTTCGTTGTTTTCCCACTCTCTAAGCTCATTAAATGTATCCTGGAAATGAGGATATTTATTGTCTAAAGCTATTAATGTATTGTAGTAAGTCGAATACGTTTGTGGCATAACCATATTCCTTCGATGATAGTCTATTGCCCTTCGTGATACCATATAAGCCCTGAAATCATCAACCTCATTTTTCTTAATAGGCTTAAGTATTTCATCAAAGGATTTACCTACAACATTCCCGTTAAGGTCAATTTGTGCCATAGTGATATTACCAAGCACTTTCCCTTCAAAGCCTCTATAGATTTTTACAGCAGTATTCAAAGCTTCACCGTTATATCCTGCTTCAATAGCTCTTTTGGCAACTCTGGTGAACGGCGCGTATTCATCAATCCAAGCATCATATAATTTTTGTCTTATTTCCTTGAAGCCTTTCTCTTGTTTTGTAGCCTTTCTTGTTTCACCTACAGATATATCATTTTTAACCTTGTCTACATCAGATAAATTTACAACCTTTAGTATGTCTGTTCTTATGCTGTTCAGTGACATAAGGCTATCTCTGTCAAGCACAGTTTCAAAATACTGTAGGAATTTTGGAGTCCTAAGTCTTGCCTGTCGCTGATCCGTTAAGTACAACCTGACAAATTCCGCTATACCTTCTGCCCTTACTTGTTCTTTAGTGTATGATTTTCTTGAGACAGGCTTACCCAATGCCATAAGTTCATCCTTAAATTGCAGATTATCCAGCCCAAATTTTTTGTCTAGGTAATGTCCCACTTCATGGCATATTGTAGGTAGGTCATTTGTTACCTTTGTACGAATTACTTCCGGTACTTCCTTAAATATACCGTAGGCTCTTTGTCTAAACTTGCCTGTCCTTATAGGTACTTTGATAGTCTTTTCGATGATAGCAACTATTTCATCAACGGTTTTTGTATCTTCAAGTTTGGAACTTTCATCACCATTTGGCATTTGCGCTGCTTGTCCTACCATAGAATAGGATTTAGTACTTCTTTTAGAACTATTCTTATTTTCTTCTTCATCTTCCTCTGTTCCGTCTGTATCTTCAAAGTCTGAAACCTTATCTTCGTTTATGATTTCAGCAACATTAATGCCAAGTTCGCCATTTATTCTAGCCTGTTCCATAAGTGCATCGCTAAGTTCCTTCTCATACTTGAATGGTTTTGCAAGAATTTCTTTTGCTTCTTCTATTGCTGCATTTCTTTCCTCTATAACTTTCTTATATTCTTCTATTTCAGGAGAAATCTTATTAAGCGCATTGTCTAGCTTTTGAATGGTTCCTGTATTAGATTCTGACAATGAAGTTTCATACCGTTCTTCTCCTTTAAGTATTAGATCAACGATGTAGCCTAATGTTGTTTTATACTTAAGGTAAACTAATTTAAACCCCTTGTACTCACCAATCGTTGTGTAGTTTTCATTTGGCTCTTTTGAAGCTTCCCTAATTGCTTCCCCTGCATCTTCCTTATCGTTATAAACCCTATCGCCAATTTTTATTTCAAATTTTGCTAAAGATTCAATTGTGTTATCGTCTTTTGCTGTTTCTGTTACCCATTCATGGTTTTCTAATGTTTCAAGGTCTTTTTTATAGCCCTCAATTCTTTCCTGTATCTTTTTATTTTCTTCGGGATATTTTTTTACTATATCATCATACTGATACATATTTTTCCTGTAAGCTGCCTTATACCCTTCAAGTTCTTTTACCTTTTGGTCTACCTCTACCTTTTGGAGAATTATCGGATTCCCTGTGGCAATAGCCATAGCAGAATTAGCACTCAGTACAAAATCGTCAACTTCTTCAAGTTCTGAGCCTATAAACTCTCCAGACATAGCTTGTGATATAAATTCTTGCTTACGGGATAACATTTGCCACATATAACTGTCAAAGGACTTTTCTTGAATATAAGTATATATCCTAGCATTTTTATTCTTATTGCCTTGGCGAATTATTCTTCCTTCCCTTTGTTCTATATCAGAAGGTCTATACGGTGAATTTAGATGATGAAGTGCTATTGCCCTTTGCTGCACGTTCATACCTTCACCCATTTTTGCAGTAGAACCAATTAACACTCTTATTATACCTTTATTCATATCACCGAATAACTGTTCTTTTTCTTGCTCGGTTACTGCCTCATGGATTGTAGCAATTTCTTTTCTCGGTATGCCGACATTTACAAGTTTCTTTATAAGATCATCATAGAGATTAAAGCCGTATCTTCCTCCACCTTCATTGATTCCAAAATCCAGAAATACAAGCTGTGTTAATTTATTCTTGCTTCCTTCCTTGTATTCCTTGTATATGTTTTCAACTGCTTTATTAATTTTACTGTTTTCAATATCAAGGATTTTATTGGGGATATTAAGTAGCTTACTTACTAATCTGAGGTCTGTCGCTGCGGCTCTGCCATCATTTGTTATAAGAAGCATATTGTCTGAACTATCACTACCGCTATTTTTTATTTTTTCAATCCTGTGTGTAATTTCATTAAGAAATTCTTCAAGGTATTCATTCGGCTCTGATACAACATTTATTCTTTCTGCGGTAGGCAAGTCTTTAATTACATCACTTGTTTTTATTACATCAGCAACTTGCCTGAACATACCGACCATTGCTTGAACATTTTTATATTTAGCAAATCTTTCTTTTGCTCTAAATGACTTGCTGTCAGTACTCATTTCCATTTTCATTTCAATCTGTCCAAATGTAGCTGCCCATGCATCAAATGATTTTATTCCAGATTCTTCAAGAGTAGATGGACTAACAAACCGTAGCATATTATACATTTCTGATACACTATTCGTAATTGGTGTTGCTGTAGCAAATATTATTCGTCCTCCCTGTTCCCTTACCAATCCAGTTTTTATAAACATATCTGCTGCTCTTTGTGAAGCTGAATTTTTAACGTTTGGCACATTCAACTTAGTGTAAAATGCCAAGTTCTTAAAGTTATGTGCTTCGTCAACGAATAATGCTCCAATGCCCATATCATCAAAGTAAACAGATTCGTCCTTTGGTGTGTCAAGAAGTGTTTTTAATTTATTCTCCATGTTATCTAAGGTATTTTCTAGGTTTTTTATGAACCGCGTATTTTCCTTTTTGCCGGATTGTACCCTTATTTCATCAAGAACACTTCTTAATTCATCAACCTCAGTTTGGATATATTCAGCTTGTTTTTCCGGGGAAATAGGAATTTTACGGAAACTGCTATGAGGTGCTATTATACATTCCCAATTATTTGAGGCAATCTTTGTGAATAATTTTATTCTGTTTGCAGGCTCAAAATCTTTTTTAGTAGCGACAAGTATCTTAGCATCTGGATACATGTTTTTATAATCTGCTTCAAAGTCGCTTAACTTGTGATTCGGAACTACCATCATGTTTTTATTGGATACACCGGACCTTATCAATTCATGTGAAGCCCCAATCATTTCATATGTTTTACCTGAGCCTACTCCATGCGCTAGTAACGTATCCCCCCCGTAAATGATTCTTGCTACTGCTTTAAGTTGATGTGCCCTTAGATTGACATTCTTAACATCATTCATTCTCAGATATTTAGCTACTTTTTCATACTCCATATTCTTGTAGCTGTTAAATAACTTGTTAAATCTCTCAACTAAAGCATTTCTACGGTCTGAGTCTTTAAATATCCATTCCTCAAAAGCATCTTTAAGCATTTTCGCTTTGAGCCTTGCATTTTCTGTCCCCTTAGTATTTACATAGCGATGTCCTTTTTCATCTTTGTCATATATAGTAATGGTTTTCATGTTTAATGTGTTTTCAAGAAGTTTGAAGAATGACATTTCTCTCGTTTGATATTGATTGTATTTTTTATAAGAGTTCTTTGACTTTGGAGTATAAACAGCCCATGTTCCTTTCAATGGTTCGTAGGTAACTCCAAAACTACTATCCTCTATATCTACCCCAAGTTCTCTACAAAATTCTTTTATATAATCAGCACCAATCCAGGGGGAACCAAGCTGCGGAGTAATTTCATCAGCTTTTTTATCTATTGGCATTGCCTTTTCAAGCAGTTCTACATTCTTTTGATATTCAGGATTTCTTTTAGCAAGGTTTTTAGCCTGACTGAGCTTATTTCTAATATTCCCAGACAAATAAACATCAATTAATTGATAATCCCCGTCATTGTCTTTTGTTATGTGCTCCGAAAGTTCATCGGCTATTACTTCCTCTGGTTTGCCAGTTAATTCACTCATACGTTTCATATCAATTCTGGCAGTTTCCCCCAAAGAAACAATTAAAGCGTCATAGGAAGTATCAACCTTCTCTACACGCTTTTTAATATTAGTATCCTTAGTGAAAATTTCCGCTTTATTATACTTTTTAGTTTCGTAGTCGTAAATTTCTATACCGGCTACCTTTGGATATTCAGCATCTTCCCTGAAAGGCTTGCTATTTTTTGCTGAGTTCAAATATCCGTTTGTCTCAACAAATTTATCATATAACTCATTTAGCTGTTTCCTGTCGGCGGCTTTATTGTTCCCAGAAATCAAGGACATAAAAGTTTCTTTTATTTTCATGTAATCCTTTATTTTCTGTTTTTCTTGTTTGACTGGCTTTAACACATCATTATTCACATAGTACAGTTCGCCATTATGTTCTACATAAGTGAATTTCTTATAACAAAATGTATTTTCAATTTCACCATTTTCAACTTTTACTTCAGCACCTTTTTTATTGGAATATATTTGCGGTAATTTCTGCATTGCTTCTGTGAGTTCTGCAATTACATCTCTGCCATTTGATTTAAGTTGAGTCCTTTCTTTTGCATACATATTTTTCTCATATACCAATTGGCCAAGAAGATTTTTGGGGTGATTAACGAAATATTCATTTACTGGAATACCTTCAATTTTGCCAACTTTCTGCCATTCCTCACCTGCGTATGGTCTTCCTTCTTCACGCTTACGAAGGATAATCAAGTCTGTTGTAACTTCTGTCCCTGCATTAGTCTTGAATGAAGTGTCAGGCAGTCTATATGCAGCTATAAGGTCAGCCTGAGACATAATTTTCTGTCTCATTTTATCATTTAGCTTGTCCATTGTACCACTAGATGTAATAAATACAAGTATTCCGCCCTCTTTTAGCTTGTCGATAGATTTTACAAAGAAATAGTCATGGAGTTTATATCCATGACCCTTATAATTTAGTGTTGCTTCTCCAAAAGGTACATTACCTATTACAACATCAAAGAAATTGTCTTTAAAATTAACATCTTGGAATCCTGATATTTGAATGTTAGCTTTTGGATATAATTTTTGTGCAATTTTACCTGTTATAGAATCCAGTTCTACACCATACAAATGTGATTTACTAGCTATATCTTGGGGCAGCATACCAAAGAAATTACCTGTTCCCATTGAAGGTTCAAGTATTTTACCGCCTTTAAATTCCATTGCTGAAAGTCCTTTGTAAATTGCTTCAATCAGTTCCAATGAGGTGTAATGTGCGTTCCTAATGCTTGCTTTTGCAGAGTTAAATTCCTCATTAGTTAATACCTGATGTAGCCCATGAAGTTGCCCATTAAAGCCTCTTTTGGGTTCAACAAATGCAGATTTAAGTCCGCCCCAGCCTTTGTACTTTGACAATATAGTTTGTTCCTCTGGTGTTGCTTCTCTGTCCTCTTTCTCAATCTTTTTAAGAACTTCAATAGCATTATAGTTATCATTAAAGTTTGGCTTTGTAAAATCTAACTCAATATCCTTGAATCTATAGTTTAAATTCTTGGATATATCAAATCCCAGGCTATTTCCTTCGCTGTGTCCGCTATCCAATACTGATAACTCTGACTTTCCACTAGGGTTATTTGATTTACTGGTTTCTTCCAATATTCCGTTATCGGGTTGCGTTCTTTTATTATCTCCTGTTGTTCGAGTTCCAAGTCCCGTGCTTCTTCCGCTAGTGTTTCCAGATGCGTTTGCAGTTTCGGATTTTCCAGTTTCTTTTTCGCCCTCTGAGGTTCTTCTTCCTTCATTTCCTCCAGATATGCTTTCATCTTGTCTATCCAATAATCCGTGCTTGACATCTTTTTCACCACCTTTTATATTTTCCTCTTTGCTTTCATTATGCTCCGCTTTCTGACTATTAGGAATGTTTTCTTCCGTTGTTCCTGTAGCATCCGTTTTGTTCAAATCTTTTAGAGTATTATTATCCTCTTTTTTAGCCAATTCAAGCATTTCCTGTATATCTTCTGGTGACATTTCAAGCATAGCCTCGGATTGCCCATAAATTGCTCTTAGAAACAACCTTAAGTTATCTCCAAATTCCTCAAGCATTTCCTTTGACCATTGCGAAAACTCTACTACTCCATTAGCAAGCTTGTCTGCACCTATTATTGAATAATCAACTAAATCATCCATAGGGAGTCCGGCATTTAACCGAATATTTTTGTGCCTTTCTTTCAATCTTTGCCTTGCTAATTCTGCTTGTGCATCAAGCCATGCGAGGTTATTTTTAACAGGTCCTTCGGGGAATGTCTCTTTAATTTGCTTAACAGTATTGTTGATTGGCTTTGTGCCTGTATTTTCCTCTTTGTTTTCATTATGTTCTTTCTCTTGATTTTTGACAATATTTTCTTTTGAAGGTTTGTTATTTTGCTGCTTATTAAGGGATAACCCCCTTTCCCTTGCTTCGGCTATTAGTGTTTCTAAATCTTTATAATTGTCTTTATAAGGAGTAGAATTCTCTATTGACTTGCCATAATGATCAATCCATTTTGGGAGGGAGTCTATACCTTCAATGATACCTTCATCAGACACTTTTGATAAATCACTTACCCCCCTTGTTGTGTTTACATTATTTATGATTCGTCTTTCCTGTCCGGCATTATTATCTGTATTTTCTTGTGTATTATCACCTTCAAAGTCGGCCAATTCCTTTAACAAATCTTCTGTAGGATCATAGTTAAATGCCCATACTGCTTTTGCCTTGGGGTGAGGCTTGTACCACCTTGCCTTTAATTTATGGAATATTGAAAGATACTTCTTTGTTTCATCATTAGTAGGTACATGCCATACATCGTTACCCCTGTTCGTTTTAGTTTTTCTAACTTCAAGTCCATAATCTGCTAATGTCTTAGAGGACTTTTCTTCTTTTGTACTGTTGGTCCCTAAAAGCTCCGGCCTCTTTACAAAATTCTTATTTCTCTCAAGAAATTCCCGTATTGTACCCGACTTTTCTTTTTTTATAGGGTTAATATCTACTTCAATTTCATCTATTTTCAGTTTCCCATTATAGGTTTCAGAGAAGTTAAGAGCATTATACATGTCATCTTCTCTTGCATCCCCTTCGTACTCAATGAGAACATCAATATCGGAATTTTTCGTATAGTCTCCCCTTACACGGCTACCGTACAAAGCCATATCAACTATTTTAAAGTCTAGTCCTTCAAGCTCCATATTACTTTGTAGTTCATTTAAGTAATTTTTTACTATATCAAGAATTTCATTTTCGGTCATTGGGAAAGGGGCATCACGTTCTAATTTGTTTTCTGTTTTGCTTTCTTCATTATTTCCTCCGTTAGTAGCTGTATTTTGTTCGCTTTCTTCCTCTTTTCGGTTTTCTCTTTTATTCTTTGTTTCCAGGTCTTTTATCCCTGCATTATAGAATATATCTTCAAGGAACGGTGGAAAATTATACTTTCCTACAGGGAACCTCTCATTGAACATAGGGAATTTTTCACCATTTAAACCCTTGTTATAGTAAAACTCAAAGAATTTTGTAAATGCTTGTGTATACTCATCATCGGGTTTATTAAGGTCTGCATTAACATATTCATTGTTTCCCCATTTTTCATAAGCAACTTTGCCTGCTCTGCCATATGATATTTTGTTATTGCCCTTTTGAAGTTGATTGTTTTCTTCGATGATATTTTCTACTGCTTGCGGTTTTTCTTTTGCTGTAGGCTGTTGTGCTGTGTCAGGTTGTTGATTATCTCCAATAGAAAAAACTCCCGGAGGAGTTTCTCTATTTGTCTTTATTTTTTTTCCGACTCCTTCTTGTATAGATGGAGTTTCAAATATATCTGGATAATCTGCTTTTACTTCATCCGGTATATGTTCGCCTCTGGCTTTAGCTTTTTCAACCATTATCCTATGTGCTTTATCAGCATTGGGGTTATGTCTATTTCTTTGTATATATACTGTTTTAGGCATTTCCCATACTTTTTTGTCATCATATGCTTTTACATCAACCTGCTTTAAATCAGAATATTGTATGAGTACACTATCGGGTATCTCCTTGCCTTCTTCAATAGCATCTCGTACAAGAGCTTTATGATAGTAATCAAGCTCAAACAAATCATAGTTTTTATGATGTCCTTTCCAGTATTCTCTGTATATCTGCTGTATAGATTTCCCTTTGGCTTGAGATTCATTCACTCTACTTCTTGTTGCTGACTGAGAAGTATATCCTTCTTCATTGTCTTTGATATGCTCTATCTCATGCCGTAAATAACCTAATATTTTTTCTGGTTTTACTCTTGCATCCTTCTTCGGCAAATGAATAATACTACCGTTTCCAGAAATAAAACCCATTTCAGCCACAGCAAGAGGTTTCCCTTGCACAACAGGTAAATCGTACTCAATTTTAATATCAGATAAATTGAATTTTTTCTTATAGAAGTCCAATACCTTTTGGAAGTCAGTAGTTTTTAATCTAGTAGAAATTCTGTTTCCAATTTTTTCTGACAAACTATTACTTATATCTGCGACCCTACCGTTGAATTCCTGTATATTAACGCCATCATAAATTGTATTATAACCCATATGTTCGGCAAATTCATCTCTTGTCATTTGCCACGGTTCTTTTTCCATACCATCACCCACCTTAGAATCAATTGCATCATTTGTGGATAATTTTGTGGATACTTCATTTTCTATATGAGTTTTTGGGGTGTCTTTACCCTGTTGTTCGATAGTTTCTATCGCCTGTCCTTTTTCATTTATTGTTGTTTGCTCAGTGTTGTTTTGAGGTATTAAACTGTTGTTATTGATAGTTTGTACCGCTCCATTATCTAGCTGCCCTTCCTGCAACTCTGGTAAAGCTATGCTTGGGGTTATAAGTTGTCTACCATCTAGTACATTAACAAAATCATCTACAGAAATTTCACCATTTAAAATTCTCTGTAACTCAGGATATTTTGAAACTATATCGTTTGGTATAAGAGTGCCAAGTTTAATCTGCCTTAAAGCATATACTAATTCTTTTGGTAAACCTGTACTTTCCAAGTCCTCAAAATTTATTGATGATACTGGATTGCTATTTATAACTTCCGATACAGTATTCTTGTTGTCTATCCTTGGCGTAGGAGATTGCTCACCTGTCTGTCCGCCTATTTCGGTTGTCTGTTCCCCTTCTATTTTCTCGGTATCCTGCTGCATAGTTGGTATTAATTCATTCTGTATAGAGTTAGGAGTTATAGGTTTTCCACTTTCAATCATCTGTTCTGCAAGTCTATGTGAAGCATACGTGGATGGTAAACCTAACGCTCCAAGTATAACAGCCATTGCTACACCGCTATAAGCATCTTCGCCCATAGATCGTAAGTCAAATACTCCATTCTCACCGGACATAGTTAAATCCGGTTTGTATGTCATTTTCTGTGCACCTCTGCTCAATGGTGACATAACACCTTCCTGGAAACCTTCTAATGCAAGGTTCTTTATCACCTTTATAGCGGTTTTTCCATACTTGCCTATAAGTGTTTTTGCACCTTCTTCAGCTATTTTCCCTGCACCAAACTTTTTCAATAAATCCAAAGCGTTCTCTAATGGGAGAACTTCGGTTGCAGCTTCGGCAGTACCGCCCAGGAGTCCATAAGCCATTTGCTGACCGTAGCTTGCACCTTCGTTTTCTGCTTCTCTTGCATATCCACTTCCTGCTAATGTGCCGAAAGGAATTAATTGTTTCGCTGCCGTTGGTAATTTGCTTATAGCAGAAGAACTACCCAAGGTTGTTGCTCCACCTATACCGGACATTGCAGCTCCGCCCACTCCTGCCATTAATATCTGGGGTATTGAACCTATTCCAAGAGATACAAACTTTTTAAGTCCCTTAGTTGCATCCAAGGTTTTCTGGTACTGCGCTGCTCTCTGCTCGTTGCTTGCTACCACCTTATCAAGTGCCCTCTTTATGGGGTCGTTATTTTGCATTTCCTTGTTATATATCGAATCGGGCAATACTTTATCAAGCCCTATGGAAACACCTTCAATAACCTTACGGGGGAGGTTAAACATTCCTGCCTGTGTCTGTGCTATTCCTTCCCCAATTGCTGAACTTGCAACCTCACCCCATGAAGGTTGATTATCTTCTTCCGTTTTCTTCTGTTCCAACGCACTTTTAATAATATCTATCTTAGGCAACGTACCATATTCTGACGGTTTATAAACTGCACTAAAAGGTTTTAGCATCTGTTCCGCATCATATGTTGACTGTTTACTTTCCATGCCTGTAGATGGAATTACAGCCGAAGAATTCAAATCCCTTTTTGCAATAGATGTATCAGCATATGCAGAATATTTATCCTCCATACCTGTTCCATTTGCATATCTAAAAAGCTTACCTAATGTTTGAGGCCCTGCGATACCATCTACCAATAAATCATTATCTCTCTGAAATCTTATAACTGCGGCTCTTGTTTCGGAACCGTATATGCCATCTGCCTTTATACCTAAAGCGTTCTGTATTTTCTTTACCTGTTCGGGGCTGTTGTTTCTGCCAATAGCCATATTTTGAGAGTAATGTTTCAATGGTGTAGGTGAAATCGTATGCGTAGATGTACTTGTAGGAACAGTATTTGCCCTTGGTCCTGCCCCTGCTGACTCTTTCCCCTGTACCTTATTTTTCAACATGTTCATGATTGCCCTTGCAGCATAAACAGAGCCGGTAGCATTATTGCTTTCCGGCTCCTTGTTGCTATACAGCATATTATCTGCTTCATATGCAATTATATCTTTTTCGGTTTCAGTCGCACTACTGCTAAACTTCTTCTTAAACAATTCTAAGTCGTTGCCACTGCCTATTGTATATTTCTTTGTATCGTTCCCCAATTAGCTCACTCTCCTTTAAAAGAGTTTTATGTTTACCATCCGTCTGAAGATGCTTTAGTTTTCCCAAGTTCATTGATCATCTTGTTATAGTTCTCAATCCCAAGCACATTTTGATAGTATTCCGGTTTACTCTGTATTTCTTTAAGCAAACCACTCTCGTTACCTCTCCATCTGCTTATTACAGTTTGGTAATATTTATCTCTTGCAAATTTTACAGCCTTTGTAAAGTTTGCCGAACCCATTTTTTCTATATATGCCGACTGATTGTTTACCAAATTAGCATAAAGTGATTCTCCATCGGTATTCATGTTCTCAGCTATAAACCCATCGTAGTAAGCATTTAATGCTTTATCAGTTGAATTGCTCCCACTTGAGCCGCTACTTTCTTTGTAATATGGCTTTTTTATATCATATTCCGTATTTAGGTAATCCTCGGTCTTTGCTCCCACTTCAACACCTAATACATCTGCTATTCCCTTTGTTGCAACTCCATATGTCTGCCATAGCTTTAATGCTTGGTCATAGGTGAGCTTTCCACCTGATGAAATCTTCTTCCCGTTATCGTCCAAGCCTTCGGTTATTTTCTTTTCCTCTCTTAATGCTAGTAAATAAGGAATTAGAAAATCATCGGAAGTGTCAGGAGTTGATTTTCTCCTGTCGGCTTCGGCTTTTAAATCGCTGTAATACATCATTATGTTATCAATTTCTCTCTTTTGAGATTTGTCTAGCTCATTCTGTGTTCTTTCGTAGTTGATATCTTCACGTTGATCCGCATACTCAGTATTGTACCTTGTATTAGCTATTGCATCCCTGCTCCTGTTATATGCTGTTTCATCGGCATATCTTTCATTTGCAATATCCTGTTGCATTAACTGCTGTGCCAATGTAGATACCTGGGACTGGAAATCAGCTTGAAGGTTGGACATTATTTCTACCCTCATTGCTTCTGCTGGCATCTGCCCTTGATAGCCCTGTGCAACCATTCTATTAGTTAATACCTTCATTTGTTCTTCTACAGCTTTATCAAACTGAGGTTTTAACATGCCTTCTGCTATTGTTCTATATTTATCGAGATTATTTAAGGAAGTTACGGCATTACTTGTTGTATCTGATGTATCGCTATTTAATTGTCCCATGCTGCTTCTATATGCTTTTACCTGTCTCGTGCTACTTTTATATTCAGATGTAGGATTATTAAACTTACCACCATAATCGAAGTCAGCAGGATTATATTTATCATAAACGCTCTTATTGCCAGGATAACTAAATGCTCCAGCCTTCATTAGTTCACGAAATGCATTGTCAACCTTACTTAGCAAATTCTCTTTTTCTGCCGGGTCTGTTGCACTTTGATACTGCCTTAACAAATCTGCAACATTAACTTTCATGCTTATAATTTCCTGCTGTCTTGTAAGCCCCGGTATGTCAGGATCACTTATGCTGTTCTTGATGCCACCATTTACATCCAGATAATCGCCTATGGCAGATTTGGCAATACTGGCAATTTGTTTACCATCTTCCATTACAGCATAGTAATTACCTTTATCTACTATATTGCCACTTTCCAATGCTCTTTCTAGCCTGGCTTGTGTAGGAACATCAGCGGTTGAAATTATTGGAGTAGGTTTAATATCCGAACTTGCCCCCGGGATTGTCCTATTTACATTCGCATTTGCTACACTTGCTATATCAACATTAGCAATTTGCTCCTTTTGCCCTGTTGCCCTTCTTATAGCGTTAGCTGCATCGTTGGCAGCTTTCATTCCTGCTGAATCACCTTTTGCCTTAGCAATAGCATAATCGTTACTATAGTCCTCTATTGTTTTTACTGGAGTTGAATATTTATAGGTTGGAGTTATTTTATTTGCATTTGCCACACTTGCTATATCAACATTCGCAAATTCTTCTCTCTGCCCTGTTGCCCTTCTTATAGCGTTAGCTGCATCGTTGGCAGCTTTCATACCTGTTGAATCACCTTTCCCTTTTGCAGCATTATAATCATTTTTATAGTCGTCTATTGTTTTAGGATATGCCGGCTTAGTTTTTGTATTATTATTTGACGAGCCACCGGATGAACCACTGTTGGAAGAACCACCACTTAACTTCGGTGAGTTATAATATTCATTTGCTTTTTTCTGAACTTCAGGATCATCCCATGATTTGCCGACCAAGTCTTTCAATACTCCTGACCTAGTTAATTCGGTTTTCTGTTCTTCTGTTAAATTTGCCATGTTATAACTCTCCTTTTAAGAGAAAATTAAAAGAGCTTACAGAAATAAGCTCTTATGCTACATAATCTTCGTCACAAATTGTTTTATATTCTGCTGGAGTCAATACTCCAAGTTCTACATAGCGGTGTAACTGTGACAAAGTTATCCAACCTTTATTATATCTTAATTGTATTCTTTCAAACATATTATACACCCTCCAATGATAATATTCTTAGTTCCAATTCTGTACTATACTGTCCTTGCTCTATGGCATCAAGTTCTCTGTCTGTCATCATTTGCCCCAAGAACAAATTATATGCCTCTAAGTTCTTAGTTATTTCTTCTGCTGAGAGTTCTCGGGATATTACTGTTCTTGCAGGAATAAGTATATTCCCTAATTCGTCTTTCACATCATTTGCATTCATAAAGCTACCATTCTCATACAAATCACCTATGGTTATAGGGTAATTATCACAGTTAACAGCCTCATTATAACCCTGTGTTTGTGCCAATATTTGTGCCATTGTATAATCGGCAACTATAATATTATCTACTATACCATTTTTTATCATTGCATATTTCATGCTACTTTCCCCCCTATCCATTAAATTTTACTATTACTATTCCGCTTCCTCCTGCTCCACCGGCTCCACAGTCCTCCATATAGCTGGAACCTTCACTAAAAGCACCACCGCCTCCGCCTCCGCCTGTATTTACAATCCCAACGTAACCTGGGTTACCTCTATAAACGGTTGCTAAGCCACCGTTTCCGCCCCCTCCATCTCCACCTGTACCTGGACTTGCAGTTCTATAAGTGCCAAAATATAATCTTGAACCGCCACCGCCACCACCACCTGAGTATAGTACATCATTTATTCCTAGTGTGGAGGTATGTTGTCCTGTACCACCTTCGCTTACTGTGTGTGAATAACGTACTTCTACAAGTTGTCCGTCTGAGCCATCACTTCCACCATTTCCGCCTACGGTGACATCGTTTTCTTGCGCTTCGTCACCACCGCCACCGCCTGAACCTCCATTTCCACCATTCTCAGAAGTACTCCCATAACCTCCATTAGCAGTATAACTTCCAAAAGAAGAACTGGAACCGTTACTACCAGTTGTTGTACCACCAGCCCCAACAACTATGCTAATGCTACTTTTCGGTGTGACTGCTACATCAAACAAGTTCGTTATATACCCTCCACCGCCGCCTCCTCCACCTGATATATATCCTTCTGAACCTGCTCCCCCACCACCAACAATGGTAACATCAACTTTATCTACTCTTTCTGGCACAGTCCATGTCTGAGATGAATTAAACACTAAAGTAAATGGCGCAGGTCTTCCGCTCATCCAAATTCTATTTGCTAACATTTTATATCACCTCACTAAGTTGTAAAATTAGTGCCTGCACTCGTTGCATACCATCTTGCACCACCATTTTTTGTTGTAAAGGCAAGTATTGATGTTTTATTTGCTATAAAAGTTGGTGCTGTACCACCGTTCCATGAAACAGACGAAGGGAATACAGGCGTATAAACTGTCGCCCCCATATTAATTATCAAGGTAAATGAACCGACTCTGCCACTAGCAGGTGAGTTAGTGATAGCAAAAGTAACTATACCTGTCGGCGTGATATTGAAATTGTTTCCTGTTGTGAGATCTATTGTTACTGTACCTGTAGTTGCTGGCGTAGTGACTAAAGTCTCTGCATAATCCTTCAAATATGCCCTAGTAAGCAATTGGTCTGCCATGTTTAATTCACCTGACATTATACCGCCTGTAGTTAGCAAGCAGCTTAACAATGAATTATTAGTATTTGTCTTAAAAGTTTCAAGCGTTTCTCCTGCTGTCATTAATACCTGTGTACTATCCGTTTCAGGGTGAAGAACATCTGCATACGAGTTATCCGGTGGCTTTATTTGAATTTTTTTGACTGACATATTTATACCTCCTTAAACCAAAATCCACTTGTAGGTTGTACTGTACCTTGCGTTATTTGGGTTTTTGAATTCCATGTATCTTTATCGGTTTGTGTTACATGCATGGTAGTGTTCCCTGTATGACCGCTTAATGTTGTACTGTCAGCCTTCTTAGCCAGCTCAGTATCAACGTAGGTTTTATCTGGTTTGTTTGCTACTGTATTCCAAGTATCTACTATTGTTTGAGTTATAGCTTCCAAAATGCTTAAATTGCTATGTGCATGAGCCGCACTATAACCACTTTCAATATTTGTTAATCTTGTTTCATGGTTTGATACCGTACCTTCTGTATATTTTACAGCATAAGCACTGTCATGGTTGTGCGTAGAATCAGACTTACTTGCCAATCCACCATCTACATAAGTTTTATCTGCCTTACCTGTTACCGTATTCCATGTATCTATTAGAGTTTGATTTATTATGTCCAATGCGCTTTTATTCCCGTGTGAATGGTCGTTAGCATCTACATAGGTTTTGTCTGCCTTACCTGTGACTGTGTTCCATGTATTTATTAGAGTTTGATTTATTATGTCCAATACGCTTTTATTCTCGTGTGAATGATCGTTAGCGTGTACGTGTTCTGAAGGGGGGTAACTTGAAGGCTTATTTATAATGTCTGTTTCAAAATCAACTTCTTTATCATCCGCACCAATCAACTCAAAAACGCCATTCTCCCAATGATAAATTTCTTTTCTGTGTTCTCCGTCTATTACCCTTACATATTCGTAATTGCTTGGGTTAAGGTTATCTGTAACATATATATAATCGACAGGGAATACTTTAGCACTTGCATTTATGAGTGTTTTCAGATTATCATCGAACAAAGAAAAATCAATTCGTCTAGGTGTCGAAGCCAATTATCCCACCACCTTAAACCAAATAGCATCAATAGCAGGCTGAGTTGCTCCAATTTGAACAAGTCCAAGACCTACTATACCCAGACTTTCAAAATACTTTATTGTTATTTCTGCTCCAGCCCCTTCTGGAGAAGTCAATGCAATATGTGTACTATCAACTTCGGTTAGTCCTCCACTTGTTACACTTCTTTGCAGAGTATCGTTAATGATAGCTTCTACCCTTTCTTCGCCAAGAGCATAACTGCCTTTCTGCAAAGTAAATATCTGTTCTCCGCTTGTTCCCAGGCTACCGACCTGCTCAATTCCATTGCTGTCCGTATAAGTAAAAGTACCATCTCCGTTATTGTTAGTCACGATAGTAAATACTTCCCGTCTGATAACTGTATCACCACCACGCAAATAAGGCTCTAGCTGGCTCTTTGTATAAACATTTACGGCATCAGCCTTCAATGCATTTTCTGCTTTACTTGCCAGAGTCGACACGGTTAAATCTATCTGACTCTTTGTGTAAACACTTACAGCATCAGCCTTCAATGCATTTTCTGCTTTACTTGCCAGAGTCGACACGGTTGAATCTATTTCACTCTTTTTATAATATCTGCTGTCATGGTCGCCGCTTGTCTTGTGTGTTGCTATGGCAGTTGCGTTCGCTGTTATATTGGCTGTATTTGTCGTTACCCTTGTATGAATGCCCTGCATAGTATCAGAAGTTGCATCGCACCAATTTGTAGTACCCTTCAACGCTTTAATTGTTTTTGCATAAAAAGAAAGAAGCTTGCAAAGTAACCCTGTATTTGTATAAGCATCTGCTATATCTTGGTTTATCGTTCTTTCACCTATAATAGTATCTGTTGCGGCTCCTGCCTGAATATTACCTTCGGCTATGCCTCCTCCCACACCAGGCGAATGTTCCGTTAAAGGGTCAAACATTCTATTAATACTGTCTATATCGTTTTCTATTGAATCCGGTCCTGCTGTGTTTACTGAATAATCACCCACGTTTGCGCTAAATTCCCTTGTCGGTTTAAACGCCATGTTTTATTTCACCACCTTAACTCAAAAGATTAGAACCTAAGTCTATTTGCATTGCTCTCGCTGCTAAGTGTTGAATTTCAAAAGCAATACCATAGACAATTACAGTATTTTTTGTATTAATATAATTACTGTCAAATATAACCTTGCACCTTATACCCTTTAACGCCAGTTCCCTTAATGAAGCTTCCTGTGGAGCTATGTCAGCAGTACCCCACACGCCGCCCCAGGTAGCTCCCCATATAAACGATGCACTATTTAAGTCAGCATCAAAGAAAGTATTAGCAAAATCTACCCTCAATGTAATCTTTAACTTGTTTCCTTGGTCAACATTTTGACTACTCCATATAAAAAACCTATAGAATATCTTTTGGCTAATAGGGTTATCAAAGTTAAATGCCTTCGTTTCTACATGTAAGTTTATAGCCTTTGCTGCTCCGGCATCGTCTATATCATTCTGCTTACTTGCATCAAACTTCAACACCCAATTCAGGGAACCTACCAACAATTCATTTTTATATGTTCTTAAGAAGCAATTAGCCTTAATACCTGTATATCTGACAAAAGCTTTATCATTCCAATAACATACTAATATCTTGTCCCTTACCTTTGTCGCAAGATCTGAATAAGCCAGATAATATTTACTGTCATAAAAAATAGCTTTTGTATTTACTAAATCTGTTATTGCTAAGAGCCTTTTTTCAACCTTTTCATCACTTATTTTTTTTATTAATGTATCCCCTGCGTTCAATGCTATATCCCTGCTGAATAGAGAAGTTGAAACTTCGTATATTCCATCATAGGACAAAAAAACAAATCCGCCAGGAGTAATAGCCAGACTATCACTTGATACAATACCATAAGGAATAGGATAATTACCCCATGTTGCCATAGTAACGTCTGTGCCTTCCCATCCCCACCATGAATGACCGTAACCACAAAGTATTATATTTAATATCTGAACCATAGCTCTTACAGGTCCGTCACCTCTTGTTGGATAGAATATCGAAGTTGCTTTAAAAAAGTCAGGCTTATCAATCTCAGAATAATATAGGGCTGCGGCATCTTCGGGATTACCAGAAGCAAATATTCTGTGTGAACCTGTATGATAAACAAAATATTTACACTTCGCTATAAGAGCAATATTGTTTGTAGGGTCAGGATCAGCTACAACATTTCTTACATCATTGGGTATTGCACCATCTGTTACATCTGTCCACTTTGTACCATCTCCATAATCGGCACCCGCAAGGGCAACGTCTGTCATAGCAGCATTAGCCTTATAGAAGTGCTTGACTGTCCCAGGTAGTGTAGCGTGTGTTGATACGGGATAGTTTTTAACTATGTCCCCTATTGCTAAACTCACAGTACCGCTTTGGGTTGTGTACTTGTAATAACCATAAACTCTGTAATTCAATCCATCAGCGAAATAAAATCTATTATTTAAAAAGAAATATGCAATATTGTTACTATTTAATGCAGTTAGAAGATTATTGCTGTCATCCGTAATGTCATACAAGTTCTTATTTCTTACCGCCAATAATTTTACTGTTCCATCTATCAAAGGAAATTCAATAAGTTGCTCTACATCGTTTGCGTATGAAACGGAGTTTATATTTATTGTCCCAGGTCTATAAGTAAAACCGCCGCCCCTATTGGAAAGTTCAATATTATCCCCTTCGTCAAGCTCATTGTTTCTCTTATTATCAGGGTCAACCTCGGATATACCGCCTCTAAAATCCGTATATGACACTAATACTCTGCTCAATTTAGCCATTTGCATCACCGCCATAAAGGAGCTGGCATAACCTTTTTATGCTTACCCTTTGATAAAGTTTTATTAACACTTCGTATACCATTGTAAAACTCCGCTAGAAGCCTTGCACCTTCTCCATCTTCATGATTGAAATTCATTCTGACCCTTGCTGCAATATAAAATTCTAGCTTGGAGTGAAATAATTCTGGTATCTCTGGCACTGCGGATTCAAGCCCTTGTGCTATTTCATTGGGTATTCTCTTATACTCAATTTTGTAAGTTCCATCTTCTTTAAATTTAATTCTTGCACCATCAACATTGTAATATGTTACTTCTTCACCCTCTGCATCACTTACCTTGTCTACCGAAATAAAAGTTGCCGGCAGACTATACCATGTATCCGCAACGGCAGTAATAGTAGTGTTATCCGGTATCCTTCCCATCGGGCACTCCGTTGCAACTTCTCTTAGTGCTTCATTCAATAGAACATATCCAACCGCCGTGCTTATTGTCTGTATAGCATGGTACTGTGCATGTTCAATAATATATTTTGAAATCAATAATCTCACCTGCCTTTATATAAACCTCGTACTATAGGCATTATTAGGTACTGTATCTTTGGTACTTTTGAGAGCCAAATATTTATATATATCCTTTGTTGTGTAATCAATGTAATCTGCATACTTCTTTGCTTTTTCTATTTCAAGTTTTTCATTGTTCCTTTTCATTTCTTCCCATAGTTTTTTAGAATTTTCAACCCTTGTTTTCCGGACATGTTCAATCGCTCGACTGTCCAATTCATTAAAAGGCAATGTCAAGCAAAAAGTATTTCCATCCTTATTTTCTGTGCTATGTACCTCATATTTGCCTGAAATGTTATCATACAAAACAAAATAGCTTTTATCTATCTCTTTCAACCTTTCCGGTATATTAAAAACATTACTTTTTATGTGTATCTTCATAATGCGTGAACCTCCATACAAAGAAAAGCCAGAACAAACATAATATTTGTTCATCCTGGCATTTTCTGCATTAATTATGCTATACCGTCATCCTCCGTAATTCCGGTGAGTTGAACTTGCCCAATTGGTTTTCTGCAACCAAGATCGCCATACTTTACAAGCACAGCATCCCAAGCAGCTTTATTAGCTGTCTGCTTGAAAATAGAACCATCACGGTCAAGCCAATCCCATTCGCCCATTTGATGTAATATGAAGTCTGCGGAGTTAAGCAAGTACATATTTCCGGCAGGACAGAACTTGTCAGATACTAACGGCTTGTTGTCAAAAGAAATTGCCGAATAGCCGCCCGTAAGCTTCATAGTATTTATATTTCGTTTAGTAGTCTCAAGGTACTCATAATAAGACCTTTCAACACCATGGGAAGTAAGAATAAAGTCAGGTGTACTGTCGGCAACTATTTCAGCCTCATGAAAACCCTTCTTAATTTTTATATCGCTGATTATACCTATACTTGTTGTAATTGTAGGTATCAGCCATTTGTAAGTAGCTCTGTCCAATCCGTAGATTGTACCGGAGGTTGCGAATATCTTCCCAAGTCCGGTAAGTTCCAACCCATATGAACCGTTTATTGCGATAATATCGGTAGCAAGTGTTGTTACTGCATCGCCAGCTATTGATATAGTCTTGGTTGCTCTGTCAACCGAGGTTATTTCTCTTGCTGATACCTTAACCGTTTCGCCTGTCTGGTCGAGAATATCAACCACCTGACCTTCGATAAGGTATTGAACAGAATCAACCCCGATTGTAGTTTGAGAAGTTACGGCGGCTGTAGTTGCAAGCTTTCCTGTGCCATCACCGAATAACTGCCTTCCAAAATTGATTTTTGCATCCTGCATCAATCCATCAAGTTCAGTCTCCAAGAGTTTAGTAAATGCGCCTGCTGAACTTGCAGAAGCTCTTATTGACTTTTCAGTAATTCTCAATGTACCAAAAAGGTTCTTTGTTTCATACTCTGCCTGTTTGTACTTTCTGTTGTTAGGAGATGGCAGGTCGCCATCCTCGGCTCTGTTTCCAACACCGCCATTGACTCCGTAACGCATAGCCATTTTTATTGTTGAACCAAATACTTCCTCGCTGTTTTTTTCAATCCTTGCATAGAAAGGATTTACCCTAGTATTCATTTGGTCGATTATTACGGGTTTATAGAAAGTTTTGAACGCATCTGCAACTGTAGATATAGTAATCATATTATTCACTCCTTTTGTTTCAAAAAAAATTAATTGCTCAAGCCTAAACTCTTGAGCATCATTTGTCCTGCCTCTTTAAAGGACTTTGCAGTTGTGGGCGGTACTGCAACAGGTTTTCCACCATTTGCATTACCGGATATTACAGGAGGCGGTCCCCCTTTTTTTACTCCGGCAGCAGTAGCCTTTAAAATTTCATTTCTGAACTTCTCATTGCTGATTGCCTTTTGGATGAATTCCGGATCATCCAGTAATTCATCAGGGCTTTTCTGATTCTGTGCTTTCATTCCCTTTACATAGTTGTAAGCAAGCTCTATTGAGTTTTCTTTCCCTGCGATTTCCTTGTTATCTTCCAAAAACTTAATCATATCCTCTGAGTAATCAGCCATATCGGAATGTGTTGCTTTAAACTGTAAAGCAATATCATCCCATTTCTTCTGATTTGCGGCTTGCTCTCTTTCCTGATATATTGGTTCAAGCATTTTTTTCGTTATTTCTTCGGCTCTTACTTCTGCATTTTTGTTTATATCATCTATAAACTTCAAAGGGTCTTCATAAAATTTGTTTAGAATTTCTTCTTTCTTAGCTTCAAGTGCTTCTTCATCTAATTGCTCCATGGGGTTCTCTTCTGGCTTATCAACAACTTCTTCTACAGTTTTTTGGTTCTCCAGCATTTGTTTTGCTTGGGCTAATTCCTGCCTTGTCATAGTGGTAAAGCCTTCAAGATTGGTATAAGCTTTAATAAGCTCATTCTGGTTTTTAAACTTGCCTAGAATTAAGGGTTCTTCTTTTGACTGCCCTACATTGTCAACTGCTTGTCCGGTCTCTTTTACCTGTTCATTCTCGTTAGCTTGTCCTTCTTGATTTACAGAGGCAGGAGGATTCATAGCGGCATTAAAAAATTCCTGCACCTTACCACTTAAATCAGATACACTTATATGTGTTTCTGCGGTATCTACAGGAATTACATCAATACTGTTATTTACTTCTCCGCTTTCACCGCCGCTTCCGGCATCTCCACCTTCGTCACCGAATAACTGTAAATTCATAGAAGGGGAAGGAGAATTACCAACAGACAAGGGATTGTCGAACGTATTTACATTTAGCATTTTTTAATTCCTCCAAATTTTTTTACTATTGCACATTAGCATTGTTAATAGCTTGTTGTTGCGCCACAGCCGCTTGCTGTAAATAAGCCTCATGCTGTTTAACGTGCATATTAAAAAGTTGAACAATCTCAAGATTCTGGTTTGCCAATTCTTCAAAATCGGTTGTAAGCCTGTACTTGTTATGTTCAACTATGTGTATTGTATGATCGTCATACTCTTGTATTTGCGGTATTGTACCTTTCTTTAGATAAATGTTTTCCTTATTAGCTCTATTAGCATGTAAATTTTCCAGCTCTGTTGCAGCCTCCCAATTGCCAAGCTCCAACATTTCAAATATTTTACCTCTCATACTCTTATCAATATTTCCGGTTTCAGGATTATTAAATAAGCCATATTGCAATAAATCAACTACCATCTGTTTCCTCTGTGCCGGAGTCTGTGCAAGTTCATTTTCGGTTTCAATGACTATATCATCAGAGGTTATGTCATTTGCTTCCCACTCAACAACTGCAACATCGTTATCATCACCGATGTATTTCAACATTCTTGGAAATGTAGCATATTGTTTAGACAGTCTTAACCACTGTTTACCAACTTTGATTATTGCAATTCTTACATTTTCAGCAGTAAGACTTAACCGTGTATCATCCTGTTCCTTCAATATCTCAAGTGCTACACCGGAGCCAACACCTGAAGGAGCTGTGCTATCTCTGCTTAGTTCAGATACACCGGATATTTGAACAAATTCATTAAGTAACCTGGTTTCTTCATCCGGAAATCCGGAGGGTAACACTCCATTATCTATAGGTCTTGGAGGGTTGAACCCTCTTTCAACCATGACAATTTTACCTGGGCTTATACCATCTTCCTGCAATTCGTCTGCATCCAAAGCACCGTTTTCCACCGAATATGCACCTATTGCAATTCTGTTCAAGTATTCGTGCTTTCTGTTCTTAACGGCGTTATAAGCTCGTTGTATAGGAATACATCTTTCGATGATTGATGTACCCCAAAAATAACCTGGGTTTTCTACGCATACTTGCTTTACAAAGGGTATGCCAACTTTACCCTGCTCACCTACTTTGAAGGGTAATTCTCCTTCATAAAGGAGAGTCTCACCAGCCACGATTATTAGCCTTCCATTAGGATACTTCTTTGTCACATTTTCGTAATATTCCTTTACAACTTCGCTGTCTTTCTGTTTTGTTATATTAACAGTCTGTATTGTTGCGGTATATCCAATTCCCCCAAGACTTATATTGCTATTTTTAAGATTGAATACAGGCACTTCACGTCCGTCAATCTTTATTCCCCATTTTTCTTCTATCTCATTAACTGAATATACTTTTGCATGTATGCAGCACCGCATAGTATCTATATCCTCAGAAAAATTAGAATCAGGATAAAACTCATATGCTGGAACTATTGTAGTTTCAATACCACCTTCTGAAAAATTATCCCCGTCTATAACAGCTAATTGCGTACCGGAAGCTGCATTCCATACGTTTTTATAAAGTACAGTCCCTATTAACTCACACCAGGCGTTAGCCTTTTTTGTCTTTGCCTGCATTTCCTGTTGCCGCATTGTACCCTTGCATAATGCAGTACATATCTTTGCAGTATTTATGTCGTTTTGCTCGTTGGTTGCCGGTCTTACTTTTAAAGAGAGGTCTACCCTTCCAAGCTTCGCAAGCCTGGTTTCATATATTGGCGCAATGTGGTTGAATACTTCTCTCTGCTGCCACCAATAAAGTCTGGGTATTTCCTGTATTCCTTGTGTCTGCATATTAATATCACAGTATTGATTGCCTCTTAGAAAATTATTGTTCAACTGCCACTGTAATTCGTAAGGCAGCCTTTCTTTTTGCATCCTGTCAAATTCCTTATTTACATATGATACTAACAACTGTTTCTCTATTTCTTTATTAAATTGTTCTATAACCGTACCTTCAACATCTATATTTGTATTTTCTTCGCTATTTAAAGCTAAAGCAGGGTCTTTATTATTAAAGAACCTGCTTACAGTGTTTCTTAATCCTTCAAATACAGGCATCCACACCACCGCCTTTCCCCACTCTTATTCACCAAGCACATTTTTACGCATGTTTTTCTTTATAATGTTTTCAACCTGCTTGGGTGGTTTTTTGTCCTTCTGATATTCCGTAAGGTCTTTTGCCATTATCCTATTGTATAAATCTCTGCGTTCTAAGAAGTGCATTGTTTCTATAATACCTATAAGAATAATGAGCATTGCTTCCAGTGTACTCATTTATTTATCGCCTTCCCCTAATCAACGTTTCTTCTTTTTCTTGGTTTCCGTTGGTACGGGAATCTCCTTTTCTACAACTTTCTCTACTATCTTCTCAACCTCTTTAATTACTTCTTTTTCTACAACTTTAACAGGCTTCAAATCATCCGGGAGTGTTTCAACCAATTCCTTCAGACAACTTTCACATATATGAAAATGTGTCGCTTTGCTGCTATCAGGGTTTCCTATAGAATATTTAGCTTTGTTGCTGCATCTTGATATGTCACATCTCAAATTGTATGGTAATATCATTAGTTTAGCTTTCATGTTATTTTCTCAATCCTCCTTGTCCACAAGGCTATTTTCCGCTTGCTTGTAACTCCGTAATGGTTTTAAAACGCACATACAGCTCTAAGCAAGTCTCCTGCCACCAAATAATGATCTTCTCGCCCGCTTTTGTTTGTCTTTCTGTATAAGTGTCTTTTCTTCTTTATGGAATTTCACATTGTAATCCTGTTGGCCTCTTGTCTTATATACTATTGCAAGAGCCATAATAAGGTCGTCATGCTTTCCTGCTTGCGCTTCTGCTCTGCCATTTTCATTCCTTACAAATGTCAACATTTCATCCAGAGTATCTTTATCGTTAAAACACTCTGTTTTCTCTCTGACTATCTGTACAAGGTTTGAAATCATAATTGGTCTTGTAAGCTTGTCCGTTCTCCATCCGAATCTTTCCTGGTATCTGTTTGTATAGGTATCCATAATCTCTCGCTTATACTGCTTGTTATAACCTAAACGCTGCAACTCTAATACTGGATAAGTGCTAAAATTGGCTTCTATGCTTATCAATGCACTGTTGTAATACTTCCCCAAGCAATACATCTGTTTGGTATATAAATCTTCATCGAATCTATTATGCAGAACTGCGACTTGTAGCCCACTTGAGTTATCAATAACCTGCCCTGCAAAATAGTCTGAGCCTTCTCCGGCAGTATCACCTCCGATTACATAAGGGTGTCCAAACTCAGCATCTTGATAGATTGTAATATATCCGCTTGGATCATCAATAAACTTGATAGATTCATCAACAATTCTCTCGTTCTCATACTTATAGAGAAAATACCCTATTCTCTTAACCTTTATGTCTTCTATCTCAGATATTCTACTGTTTACCTTCATAGCATTAAATATCGTTTTGCCGAGTACGCCCCAATTACCCAAAACGTATACCGTGAAATAGTATTCATCAGTATCTTTCAATGCCATAAGTACTTTGATATATTCATCATCAAGGAATTTGTTGTCTTTGTACGTTGTCTTTAGCGTAAAAGCATCTTCTTTCGGGTTGTCAAAAAACTCTGTTTTAAGCCAATGGGAAACAGAAATAGGATTAAAGGAAAGTGTTATCTGCTTGTAATACTTCAATTTGCCTCTAAGTCTAAGGTCAAGCTGCATAAAATCTGCTTTTTCAAGTTCGCTGGATTCCTCAATCCATATTGAGGTTATCCCTTGTATTGACTTAATTTTTTCTACATCGTCCAGTCCAGCATGTATTACTTGGCTGCCGTTTATACAACGTATTTCCATTTCAGTCTTGTTTATTTCAAATATCTCTCCCAGGTTCCAATCTGATATTATTTGGCATAGTAAGGCAAATGTGCTTTGTCTAAGTGTCTTTGCAACCTTTCTGACAACTAGTATTTTATGTCCTGGTTCTTCTAGCATACGCCGTATTGTTTTTTGTGCGGCAAACACAGATTTACCGGAGCCAGCACCACCATATAAGACTAAATACCTATTCTGATTTTTATATAATGGATAGTAGACTGGATTCGTCAGTTTAGGCAAAGCCGCTAAGTCTACTCTATACAGAGGCATCGCCTCCTTTTCAGGCAAATAAAAAAAGCCTACTCACTACCCGTTAAGGTAATGAATAGGCTCTCTCGACACTCTAGGCGTTCCTGGAACTCTTATATTTTAATAACTGTTAACTCGTTTCTAAGGGATGATAACTCTAATAATGAAATTCTTTTAATTGTCCCATCCCTACATTTTATTTCAAGTACACCGTCTTTTATGAAAAATAATGTTCTGCCACAAGTTTTACATTTTACTTCTGTATTTTGCAATTAAACCAACCTCCTACAAGCGAATGTTTTTGATGAGATAAAGTATTTATACCTTATGTATTCCTTCTACGTTTTTACTAATAACTTGTAATTCGATATAAAAATACCGTAAAATCCATTACTGAATAATACGGTATTTATGCATATTGTTAAATTTAAGACTATTGAGTTCTGTTACTCTCAACCCAAGGCTACATATATCCTATTTCTTTTCCTCCCTGCCGCAGCGTGAGTGCGTTGTTATATGATGGATGGCACCCTATGTGCTTAGAGTTGATATAAATGTCGGCATCCTATATCTCAATTCATATCTCTAAACACATTTATAATACTTGATTACTCACACAATCTCATTACTTTTACAATATTTCAAAGCTTCACAGGATTAATTGGGATGTTCCTTAATAGTATCTGACTCAATTAATTCATAAAAAATATTTGATATCTTTACTATAAAAATCATTGTATTTAGCTTTAGAACCTCTTTGTCTACTACTTTGTTTTTCTTCTTTTTTCCCTCTCCATATTATCATATATTTCTTTCAATAATTGTGAAAATGCCTTCATTTTTTTCTGATCTTTATCAAAAATATCTTCCTTAATTGAATTATAAACCATTGATATCATGATAAATAAACCGATTATCATTAAAATAGCAAGGGTAGCAATAGAGAATATCTGTATCGCAGAATTAAAATTTTTAATGTTTTCAAATTTATATACCCAGGCAAAAAAATTATTCCATAGAGAAACAAATAATGCAGCAAAAAACGATGGTATTATTGGAAATTTTGTTTTTAAACTCTCAGCTTCAATTAGGGCAGCTTCAGATAATTCTTTAATATCTATTTCACCTATACCACTATCAATATCTTTTAAGTAGTTTAATAATAAAGCCTTTTCATGCTTTCTAATAACAAATAATACATCATATGAGTTCCACATAATTTCTTTAGAGGATACTCCGAAATTCTTCTTTACAACCTTTTTTGCTTTTTCGTTTACGATAATAAACAATATAACAAAGGGTAATATTATTGAAATAAAAAAAGCATATGTAAAAAGCTTCTTATAAATAACTGATATAAAAACTACAGTTGTACCACATATGAATGGAAATATTAATAAACAATAAAACCAGAATTTGAAGAGTTTGAAAACCAAATTATACATGCTTAATTCTTTTTTATAATATTCAAATACTTGATATAACATAAAATGATCTCCATGCTTTCATATTGATTATTTTTATAATAAACACAACTCAGTACATTCCACTACACAATATTGCGATTCTTTGCGCCATATTTTATATAAAGGCTCCGCACTCACGAATCCACTGAACCGAACATCAGAGTTCTTCCCCCTAGCAAATCTTTGCTCCCAATGAAGTGAGTGTAGTTGCCCTGATTCCAGTCCGAAGCAAATACATCAGGCAACCCAAGGCACGCCTACCTCTTGCTCTTGCCCTTCGTGCCGTAGCGTGAGAGCTTTGTTATATGAAGTCATCAAACTTCCTTGTGTAGTTGATTATGAGTAATAACATTATTTATCTAACAGCATTTTTTTTAACTTCAATTCATAGTTTTGCCCAATCTGTTCCATTTTGTTTAGTATATATTTATAATCATCGTAAGTTTCCATTGATGCCCATAAGCCTTTTAGCTCTATAATTTCATTTTCCTTGGCATATACAGAAATAATCTTCAAATTACATTCAAAATATAGATTCATCTTATTTGTTGTGCTTATCTCCAAAATTGGGTATGCACTTACAAAGATGAAAAGAATAAGTACAATAGTGCCAGTTATTAATGCTCTCTTACTCTTATGAAGTAGCTTTTCTGCGCTTGTAAAAACTTCTGAGGCATCCTCAACATTATTCTCCTCTGGACTCTTTAGATGCTTTGATAATTTATTTCTCACATCATATAGTCTCATAATCATAAGAAAATAAAGCCCACTAAATATCGAAATAATATGTATGCATGCAGTTTCAATAAGTTCACTACTATATCCAATTGATGCTTTGATTACAAAACGATTTAATATATAGTTGTATAGCGCATTTCCGCTCCTAAGTAAATATGTAGTGAAAATTCTCCATATAGGTTCTAGGAATACCATAGTAAGCAAAGATACAATTATCCCAATTAGTATTTCTCTTTTCAAGTTGTTATTAACTCGTTCTTTCTTTGGTAAATAACTCATCTTAACCTCCAACATATTATTTTCTATTTACTTCTTATAATTTAACAAGAAAGTATAATATTAAAATTTTAAATTAGTTTGATGATTTCACCTAACGTCTCCGCACTCACAACGTCCCTGAACCGGACCCCATGGTCTTCCCCCTGGTGGAGCTTCGCTCCCGGTGAAGGGGTATGGTTGCCCTGCTCCCTGCTCTTGCCTGCCCATACCGCAGCGTGAGGGCTTTGTTATCGGATGGATGAAACCATGCGAAGCCGGAGTGCGGCACGGATGACGCACCCTTATATTTCATTCTTTAACTGAATGAATTGTTTTGCAAACATCTCAGCAAGTTCTCTACTTGTTTCAATCGAAATAGTCTCTTTATTGTATTTGGCCTTATTAGTCCAATTGTACGAACCATGGATTACTGTCTTAAGGTCAATTACACAAAACTTATTGTGCATAATATTCTCAAAGTAACCTTTCTTCGGGACCTTATATGTTTCAAAGTATAATTCCAAATCAAAATCTGCATTAGCATTTATTTGATCGTCAATTATTATAACCTGTACATTTAAACCTTCTTTTTTCTTTTTCAATACTTCATTAAACAATTTTTTATCTGTAAACCAAGCAACTGCAATCCATATGATGAATTTAGCTTCTCCTATTTGCTCTATTATCTGGGATTGAATCTCTTCAAAATGGACTTCTACTTCAACTTCATCTTCATATACAACATCACCTACAACAGCATATAAATCATCTATTCTTTCTAGTTTAAAACCATCATATTTAATTATTTCGTTTATTTTGTTAGCAGCAACTTCATTATCTAATTCTAATGAAATATAATTTCTATCATCTACTAAACTCTCTATAAGTTCTTTCAACTTTTTTGTTCCATTAATGTCTTTCATTCTTGATAATGCATACTCATTTCTACTCATCTTCCCAGGTAATCCCCCTGAATCATATGAGTAAATATCACGGAATCCATATTTATTAAACAGTTTTACCAATTGAGGGCCAGATAAGTATGGTGTAAGTTTACTATCTCCAGTCACAAAATCCTTTAGTGTGTTTAATGAATAATCTGATAACTTCATTGTATCCTCCAAACTATATAGTAAAAATACTAATTGTATTAGAACACATCCTAGAAATCCGCACAAGAACGCGCGGTCCTGCCTCATCTTTCCGATAACTATAGCATTTACGACAGTATATCGTAAATGCCTCCTTTAATGATAGCTTATCCTTCCAAATTTTACAACTACTTGTTCAAGAGCTATACATATTAATACCGTATTATTCAATTATCAAGATGCAAAATACAAAATTCATTCATTAGTTATGTGGTAATTTATTCATGATGCGGAATAGTCTTGACATGTACAAAATAGTCTTTTGCCTTAATTTAGGTATTTAGCCCAACGCTGTTTACTATCATCCGGCGCTGTAGTTGTTCTTGGTCTACTTGGGCAATTCCAACTATGCCCCCTTGTATCAGTTTCATGCATCCACCCTGCCGCTTTGAGACTTGTCCCTGTTTCGGATTCAAGTATATAGGTTATGATCTTCTTGTACCCCAATTCTTTGGCTGCTCTTGCCGCTTTACTGTATAGAAAGCTACAAGCATTTCTATATCCATCAGTGCAAAGCCTTACAACCATTCTCCCATCGTTTAGGTTCCTTGCTACAGGTCTTGCTACTTGTATTACACCTCGTAATTTCCCTTTATCATCCACTACACCACAACGAAATTTATCCCTATGTACTGGCTTATGATGCCTATGCAGGCTATGCACAAACTCATTTGCTTCTTTCAGTTCTAAAGCCACTGTTTCCACTTATTTATCACTTCCATTAATTGTCTATGTCGAAAAGAGTCTTTTGTTTTCGGCGGTACATTTTGAATAGTATGAGGAGGTAAAAAAGTTTCTCGAACCTGCCTGCCCCCCCTCCTGCGTTCCGTACCGCATCACACATTCATACCTACACATACACCCAGGCGAAAACGCACAGGTACGCGCATAAAAAAAGGAAGGTTGCCGATGGCTCCGGTATTATATGTATAATTCCAGCCTTAGGCTTATCCTCCCTTTATATGATTAAATCCTGAAAAGCCTTGAAAAATCTTGAATTTTGAATTTCAAAAATTCTGCGCGAAACATGTGTTTCGTGCAATGACCTTCTAACCGTTGCAATTACTCAGTTCTTGAATGTATTTTTATTATGTCTACCTTAATTTCCATTTTTGTTTCATCATTTCTTGTATTGGTATGGTGAAGCTATATCACTAAACCCAGTAAATTAGCCAAAGTTATTCTTGAACCTATTTCCAGTTTGCTATTCTTCTATATGTTTCGGTTCTTCTGCTTCCGTAAGCTCTTTGATATCATCTTCTGGCGGTAATATCTGCAAAGTTTTAATATTGATGTTGTTATCAACTTCCTGTTTATCCTTCCACCGATTCGGATCACGGTTCTTAAGCCAGAATATTTGAGCTATTGTATCAGGCATATTTTCTTTTTCGGTTGTAACTGTTTCCTTAACATTTCCTTTTTCGTCTACTGTTTCCTTGACTTCTCTTGTTCTAAACGTTCCAGTTGCTTTTTTATAGAGGGATTCGGCTACATTTGCGTCTGCATCTCGTTTGCCTCTTTTTATGGACTCCGATAAACTAGGATATTGTTTTTTCCACTCATTAAAAGTTGACTCAGTAATCCCTATAATTTCTACAATATCTTTGTCTGTAGCTCCAAGCAAACATAATTTATATACTCTATTGTCTATAATGCTACTATCATATTTACATCTGTTATTTACCTTTTCTATGTAGATGCTGTTACCCTTTTCTATGCTTTTATCTGTATCCTGGTTTATATAATCGTTCATATCTTTTCACCTGCTATCATTTTAATTCACCATCTGTCCCAACCATGGGGAAGCAATTCACAGCCAATGCCTGCTAATATTCCGTCCGCAATCTCCGCAGCGTTATTACATGGTTTACATACTGAATAGTCTTCTTGCTCTATGCCTCGCTTTGAATAATCCATCATGTCAGCAATATATTCACTTAGAGCTATCTGTAAGATGCGTTTTCGTTCTTCTGTAACTTCTAATACTGCCATACCTTTTCACCTGCCTAAAAATAATAACAGCCTATAAGAATTGCCTTAAATATATGCTCTAACTCCCACCCACAGCTATATAGAGCAAACTACCCATCTGCCGCCCAGAGCAACAACTTTATAAAAATAGTACAGGCTTTGAATTAAACCTGTACTACTAAATATTTTATTTATCTAATTTTAGTATACAACTCTCCTAAATAGTTGTAAATGGTATGCAAACGGTAAACTTTGCAATGGTTTGTACTATGTTTATAAAATTTATAGATATATAAAGCATAGATATACCAAGATAATCTATGTAATATTGATATAACTTATGATATTTTGTAATTTTATGACTATTTGTTGATTTTTAACGCTTTTTATATTTTTATTATATACACAAATTGATGTATATTGAAAGTAGGTAAATAGATAAATGAGGGGAGTTTGAACCATAATGAAACTTTACATTAATGGCAAAGAAGCGGTTAAGGGGCAAGAGGTCACAGATTTTAGAAGGGGGTATTGATTATGAGAAAAGAATTATTAGGTAAAATACACGCTGGATACAAAATAATACAGCAAGGCGACATAGCAGTAATAGGCGAATTACAGACACCATATGGCACTAAATACGTATGTTGGAGTTATAAAACTCACCCTAACAACGAACCAGTCGATTATTATTGGGGCAGATATGGCAGCAAGGAATATGTTGAGGATTGTTTTTATAAGAAAGAACACGGTATATATAGCGGTGATTAAAAAAGGGGGATTGAGAACAATGTATGCATAGACTTTAAGCTCAAAGAAGTGCAAGTGTAAATGCTTGCATGTAGCATTTGGAAAGGAGGGATTGCACATGAAAAATAGCACGAACATTAAAGTACCTACTATGAAAAAGAGCAAAAAGAAATACCTACAGGAGCAGCTCAAAAATAGCAAGAAAGTCATTGATGCATGTATTAAGCACTTGCTAGAGGCAGGAGTAATTCAAGAAATCAATCAGGAGCAAGCACTTAGCATAATTGATACTAGAAAACCATTAGGACTGTTTATCCAAAAGGACGGTGGAAAGTATATCGGTATCGACAACAGATACCGTGAAGCATGGACTGAGGAATTTGACGACAGAGATATATGTATTTACTGGCTGCTAGATACTAGTGTAATCGCAGAAGAAGAGAAATAGCCTCCGGCAACTTACCACAGCCAACCGGAGGCTAAACCCTAAACCCAACCGTTCAAGAGAGGATATAGGCAATATATATTATAGCTTATATCCTCTCTATATATCAATTATATAAGCAATCATATTGGCAGCTTAAAAGCTACCTATAAAATTTTAAGGAGGGTAACAAAATGTTAACAGTCGAAGTTAAAAGAAACCGTACAAGCGTTACGCAAGGCAGCGCAACCGTATATATTAACGGCAAAGAGGCAATCACATTTGGGGATGATATCTATCTTAAAAATTCTGACGGTACCTTTACAAACGGCTTTAAAACCGTTGAAAATGCTCGACACTATGGGGAAGTTATAGGCGGTTGGGGGAGTATAAAGCCGGATAGTAATTTTATACTTGGTTTACTGTATCATCCGTATGACCATGTTTATCATTACTCAGAGATTGTACGCAAGGCTATATTAGCAAGTCCCGAGGTTGCCGGTTCTCCGAAACGGTAAAATTCCGTTGCCCGAAAGGATCAACGCTTATAGACTTTATTAGCAGGAGTTACTAAGAAAACAGCGAATAATTAGAGAATGATTTAGTAGCAAATGGAGGTTAAAGGAGGGACATTATTGCGAAAAGTAATTAATGGGCGGGTTTATAACACAGCAACATCAAAGCTTGTTGGGAGTGATAATAAAGCCCATCAGCTATATAAAAACCCTAAAGGCGCATACTTTTTATACTCAGCTAAAGTTAAAAAAATAGCCCCACTTAATAGTGAAGCCGCCCAGGAATGGGCTTATAAAAATCTAAATATGGAAGAATACGAAGCTGAGTTTGGGGATATGGGAGAACTAAAATCTGACCTTATAACCAGGGAGAGAGTTAACCTATCATTGGACATAAAAATCCTGGCGGATCTCCGTAATTATGCGGTGAAAAACCATATTGCAATGGGCAGGATGGTTGACAATGCATTACTCATTGTATATGGAGAAGAGTTTGAGAAGTTAAATAAAAATGATGAGAGTAGCGATATTAAATGAAGCTACCCTCTTTTTTTATTATCAAGCATAAACTGCATATATTAGACATGATTCAATAGTTGCTAACTTATAATGTCCATAAAATTTGATATTTTTACAATATATTTTTACAATTTTTTTAAAAATATTTACCCTCATGGCAATATGTTGTATAATATACAATATAATACAACTAAGGGGGGCGTTGGTACTATTGAAAGCAATTATTGACAAAGACGGAATTACAGAACGTGACATAAATGAGGCGGATAGTGGGAAGTTAACAGCCATGGTGGAATATGTCTCGCAAAATATAAAGAAATACAGCGAAGAAAAAGACATTGACATACTGCGGCTGCTTAAAAAAAGGTGCTATGATAAAGAGCTTACGGTTGAGAATATCAAAATGTGCCGTGCTGTCGGCATGTATTATTTTTACAGGAACAATATGATATTTGCCAAGGACAAGCTGCGCCTGGCAATAAATAAAGCAGAGGAAATCGGGAGGAAGGACCTGGTAGCCGCCTACAGCTCGGAGCTTGGGCTTGTATATTTTTACGATCACGAGCATATATTAGCCAAAGTAGAGTACAAACGTGTAGAAAAGCTGCTGCCGGATATTCCTGACCTGGGCAGGCATATATTGTATCTTCATTATTCCAGGTATGGTATACTTTATAGAATTCTGCATGAATATGAGCTTGCAGAGCATTCATTTGAGAAAGCCCTTTTATATACTGAAGAAAAAGTTTATGTAGGAAAAACCTTGATGAATATAGGCATAAATTATGAGGAACAGTCGGATTTCGATAAAGCACTGGAGTACTATAATAAAGCACTGGATACCTTTGAGAAAAGAGATTATTTCAATAAAAGCGTAGTATACAATAACCTGGCGGAGCTTTACAGGGCAGCAGGCGAATATAAAAAGGCACTGAAGCATATAAATAAGGCATTTGATTACCTGAACAACAAAGATGTAACTAAGCTTTTTATTTATTTTACAACCTATACGGAAATTATGGTATTAATGGGAGATCCGGAAAAAGCCTTGGACAAATTCATGGAGATGTTTTACCATATAGAAGATATTACCGTATACAAGAGCTATATTACTGAAAATATTGCTTCCCTGACAACAATAGGTGCGGAAAATATAAAAATGCTGAAAAAGCTGGAAGCAGTGGTTGATACGCTTATTAAATACACTTCGGAGGAAAACACTGAATACAACAAGGAATTAAAAAGATGTCTGGCGAATATACGTAAGTACATATAGTAGGAAAATAAATCAAATGGGAAAGGAGGGCTTTTCTTTGAAAAAAACAGTTATCAGCCTGCTTCTGGCAATGACCCTTATACTCTCAATGCCGGTAAGCGTATTTGCCGGAAACTATAGTGATCCAGATAATATTGCAAAATATGCTGAGGAACAGGTTATACCAAAGTGAGAAAGGAGGGCTTTTCTTTGAAGAAAACAATAATCAGCCTGCTTCTGGCAATGACCCTTATACTGTCAATGACAGTAAACGTATTTGCAGGAAACTATATAAACCCACTTAATATTGCAAGAGATACTGTAGAACAGGTTATGCCATAGTGGTAAAGCCTCCTGTCCGGTCTAATGACTATGCAGGAGGCTTTACTTTTGCTTTACGCAGTCCTGATATTTGTTGCAGGCTGAATATGTCACTGTCATTCATAAGGTATTTTGCAGTAATTTCTTGAAATGTACATATTTATGGGTAAGTACGCTACAGCATATACAGCTTATGTAGCAATTTGTCAATCGAATAATATATATTTATATGGAAATATGTTGTATAATATACACCGAAATACATATGAGACATGAGGTGGAACTATTGGAATTATCTATTGGCAGGACCGGACTGACAGAGCGGGAAATAAATGAGGCGGACAGTGAGAAGCTAGCGGCTTTAGTGGAACATGTGTCAAAAAATATAAAGAAATACACAGGAGAAAATGATATTTACATACTGTGGCGGCTTAAACTCAGGTGTGACCAAAAAGGCTTGACGGCAGGGGCAATCGAAATGTACCGTGTTATCGGCATGCAGCATTTTTACAGGAACAACATAAAAATTGCTTTGGAAATGCTGCAAATAGCGATAGACATGGCAAAGGTACACGGCAGGAAGAACTTGCTTGCCGCCTATAGCTCGGAGCTTGGGCTTATATATTTTTACAAGCACGAGCATAAATCAGCCGAAGCAGAGTACAAATATGTAGAAAAGCTGCTGCCGGATATTCCCGACCTGGACAGGCATATACTGTTTCTCCATTATTACAGGTACGGCACGCTGCTTGCCAAATCACCTTTTAATAAATATGAGCTTGCACAGGAAATGTTGGAGAAAGCCTTTTCATACGCTGAGGAAAAAACTGATATAGGATACACTCTGATGAATATAGGAATAAATTATGAGGTACAGTCGGATTTCGATAAGGCACTGGAGTACTATGACAAAGCACTGGGTATGTTTGGGGAAAACGATTATTTCGATAAAAGCAAAATATATAACAATCTGGCGGAGCTTTATAAGGCAGCAGGCGACTATAAAAAGGCACTGGAGCATATAAACAAGGCGTTTGAATATCTGGACAATAAAGATACGTCTTTGCTTTTTGTTTATTTTACAACCTATACGGAAATTGAAGTGTTGCTGGGAGAGCCGGAAAAAGCCTTAGACAAATTCCTGGAGATGTTATTCAATATAGAAGACTATGCCGTGTACAAGAGCTATATAACTGAAAACATTGATTCACTGGCAAAAGCAGTTGCGAAAGACGGGAAAATGCTGAAAAAGCTGGAGGCAGTGGTGGAAAAGCTTATTAAATATACTTCGGCGGAGAACCTTGAATACAAGAGGGAACTGGAAAGCTGCCTGGGAAATATACGTAAGTACATCCAGGACATAAATAATTCCAATTAGAAAGGAGGTCTTTTCTTTGAAAAAGACAATAATCAGCCTGCTTCTGGCAATGACCCTTATACTGTCAATGCCGGTAAGCGTGTTTGCTGGGATCGATAAAGATCCACTTAGTATTGTAAGATATGCTGCGGAACAGGTTATGCCATAGTAGTGAAGAAGCCTCCTGTCCGGTCTGAGGACTATGCAGGAGGTTTTTTTTTAAATAAACCTCTACCCCCCTCATTTTTTCGGTTTACGAAGTGAGGGGGATTTTTTATTCTTATTTAATTTGTGGGGGTTATCTGTTTTATTCTTTATTTGAATGAAGAACAATGATAAATAAATACATATATTGACCAAATTTATCACGATGTATCAAATGCTGTCTAGCGATAATATTGGACTCTTGTGTAATAATGTAATATGCTTGAATAAGTGGAAACATTTATACAAAATGTAACTTGATTTGTAATAATATGTTTTTGTATAGCAATAGAAAATTTAATTTCACCCCTGCAAGAACTATATACAAAAATGGGATGCAGATGACCTAGTATACAAATATATATGATTATCCAAGCAAAAGTAAAAATAACAGAGGAGTTAGATTTATGTAAAAGATATACAAAACTATAGAGGAGTTGAGAAACTAAACTTGGATTATATGTAGCAAATAAAGTATTTGCTATATTGATCCACTGTTTGAAGTATTCTGTGGAATGAGTAATATTGTGATACATCCAAATTATAAATCTATTAGTATGATAATAGATTAAACATGCTAAAGAGAGGAGGCGAGGGTATGAAACTATTTGCAGTAGCACAGAGGAAGACTCCGATCTCATTTAGAGACCATTTTTCACATACCAAATACTCTATCTAAATGGGTCAAGGGGCAATACACACTCGTATTGCCCCTTACAATACTATGAATTGAGGGGGGTTCTTTTGGAAATCAAAATAAACGAGAAAATAAATTTATTAGGGAAAATGAGTAGTTATAAAAATAGTGAAGGAAGCAAAGAAATCATTATCTTTCCAGAAATACCTTTTTGGTTTATTGCTTCAAAAGGTAGCAGTGACATTATGAGAAAGGTAAACGGAATGTCATTGCAGGAAGTAAGAGATCTTGACAGTCAAACTCAAGAGTTTGTTAATATGCTCATTAATGAAGGCATCTTATATGTTGGTGATGTACAGAATTCACCTGATAATAACGAAGAAAAGACTGAAGTTTATCCTTTGCAGGGTGTATGGCTGAATATCGAATCCAGATGCAATATTAATTGCAGACATTGCTTTTTAGGAGAAAAAACTCAGGTAGAAAACAAATTAAGTCCGCAAGAAATGAGAAAATTAGCAGCAGAGATTGTAAAAGTGGGGGGTAAAAACGGCGTAAAGCTTGACATTACTGGTGGAGAGCCTTTATTAAGGAAAGATATTGTTGAAATATTTGATGCAATAAATATACCCGGAATTGAACCTAATTTTATAACAAATGGTTTACTCTTTACTGAAGAAATAGTCCATTATTTGGCACAACATAAAATTCCAACGACAATATCATTGGATGGTGTGGATAAAGCGGCACATGAATATATTCGTGGTGCGGGTACATACGATAAAACTATAAGAAATATTAAATGGTGTGTAGATAAAGGAGTACCGGTTACATTATCTATTACTATCCACCGGGGAAATCAACATGAAATTATTGAATATTTTAAATTTGCAGATGAAATTGGTGCTGACAGAGTAATTTTAAATTTCTTAAATAATTTCGGTAATGCTGAGGTAAACGGTTTAAAAATTCCCGAAGAATACCTTGTTACTAAGAAAATATTAGAATACGCTACAGTAGATGAGCGGCTTTTCAATAAACTGATTGACACAGCTATTAGTAAGTTAATTGAGACCGTTTTATTGCCAATCCGTACCGATTGCTGTGGTTCAGGTATAAATACGTGTTCTATATCCGCAAATGGAGATGTCTACCCCTGTCCTTCTTTTCAAATTGAACAATATAAAGCCGAGAATATTAGGAACCGTTCATTTGCAGATATTTGGAAAGATTCTAATACATTTAAAGAACATAGGAGCGTCAATATAAGCAACCTGAACCCAATATGTGAAAAATGTGATTTTAGATTTTTCTGCGGTGGAGGCTGCAGGGCTCAGGCATATTATACAAATAACAATAATATTCGAGCACGGAGTGAAAAATGTGCGGATTATAAGAAGACTTTCCTTGAAATCATGTGGCTGATTGAGAAATATCCTGTACTAAGCAAATTACATACAATGGAAGGCAAATTGCTAAGGTAGTTATACCCAAGTAAAAAAGGGCTTGATATATTAATATAATTGGGAGATTACAAATGATATGTAGTAAAAAGGTTCAGCTATGGGTTTTTGCAATTGTTTCAGGTTGTTTACTAATGAGCTTCAATGCTATTACGATTATTATACCGCTAAGAATGGCAGATCAGGGATTATCTTATAGTAGTATTGGTGGGGGACTGGCTTCCTTTTCTCTTGGAATGGTTATTATAAAGGTTATAACTGGAAGACATTCTGATCTAGTTGGGCAAAAAAGATACCTTATGATATCGTTGGTGTCGGGTGCTATAATAATCTTTTTAATGGCCTTTGTAACTCCAATAGCATATTATTTTATACTCTTATGTTGTTTAGGTGTATGCCGAGGGGTATTTACATCAATAAATTCTTCTTATACGGTAGAACTAACAGAATTTGAGGATAGAGGAAAGGGATTTGGAAATATACTTGGAGTATCATCAATCATAACTTCCTTGGGAGGTATAGCAACCGGATTACTTTATCAGTTCAGCAAAGGTAAATATGCATTTATTATAATAGCAGCAATATTGCTTGCGGCAGCATTAGTAACTCTGTTTTTTTTACCCTCAGTACAGAATCGTAATAATAAATTCATTGATAAGAATTTGTTTAGTGGCATGAGTAAAAAGATTTATTTGTTTTGTGTGGTAATGTTTTTGCAAACATTTGTGACTAGCCCTATGTGGAATGTTATAGTACCTATGCATTTTTACATTACATTTGGTTACACTGCGGCATCATTAGGGTTTGTTATGTCGCTGGATGAGTTCATAGGTTCCCCAACATACATAATTGCAGGGCATATTGCTGATAAGGTCGATGTAAAAAAGATGGCTTGCTTTAGCTATTTTTTAGCTTCCTTCATAGGTATTTTTATGACAATTGTTAACAACTCCTTTGGCTTCCTGATTATATTTTTACTTTGCAGTATATTTGTAACATGCACATATATCGCAGTTCCAAAGGCAGAAACATTGTACATAAGAGATGAAGCTAAAGGATTTGAATTTGCTCTGATTTCGTTGAGCGCGAGTATCGGTGATGTTTTAGGAAATATATTTTTAGGTAACATTATAGATAAATTCACTATTAAAGTCGGACCAATATGCTTCTCAATTATTTATATAGTTATTGCAGGCTTATTATTTGGCGGTCTTGGGATAATTGATTATAGTAAGAAAATAATAGTACAACAGGAGAAACATTATGAGTAATACGGAAAACATGCAAACTATATACAGACTTCAAATTGATATGCCAAGTTCAATAGATCCGGTGTTCGCATCTGACACAATCAGCAGGGAAATTATTGATAACATTTATGAAAAACTATTCGGTTTTATAGGAAATAGCTGTGTTCCCGTTTTAGTTGCTACGTGGTGGGTTGAATCAGATAATCTTTATTACTTTGAGCTAAAAAAGAATATTTGCTTTCACGATGGATTAGAATGTGATTCCTATGCTGTAAAAGAGTCTTTGGTACGAATGTTAAATAAATCTAATAAAGCCAGGCAATTATTTAGCGGGTTATTAAAGGATACTAAAATACTCTGTATAAATAAATATCTTCTCTGCATTGAATTGGAATACGATTGTCCGGATTTAATCTATTTTTTGGCTATTCAGGAGAGTTCAATTATCAGCCCCCAGTTGTTAAGAAACTCAGATATACAATTAAAATGTGCCATTGGTACTGGTCCCTTTAAGCTAAACACAATCAATAGCGACAAAAAAGAAATTGAATTAATAAGGTTTGATCAGTATTGGGGCACTAAGCCGTATACTCATTATATAAGAATTATTTGTGAAAGTGATTACGAAAAAAGAAAGCAGCTCTTTTTGACTATTGGTGATATTATGGCTGTTCAGGCAAGTAAAACAAAAGAACTCAGTGAATATAGAAATATCAGAATTAAAAAGTTTGATGCTTTGGATATGGTGTTGTTTGTGTTAAACTCCAAACATACACCGTTAGACATAAATAAATTTAGACTTGCGCTATTAATGTCCTTTGATTACGATTATTTTCTGGAATCTGGAAGAATGGGAATGGGAATAAGAATAAATACAGCTATTCCCAAAGGAGTGTATTCGCATAATCCCAATATATCTTTTATTAATTATAGTACAAAAGAAGCCAAACATATTATTGACAGTATTGGTTTAGCCAACATCCCCAAACTGAAAATACTAAGTGTATCAGGAATGGAGGATGCAGATATAGCATGTGGTATTTTAGGACAAGGTCTTGCATCAATTGGTATTGAATGTGAAATTATTAAACTGCCGTTTGCTCAATTTTGTAAAGAGTTTGATTCAGGCAATTTTGATTTGTCATTTTTGTCATATGCTCCAGATACAAACAACCCCTATAGTTTTGTATATGACTTTTATCATAAAAATGGTGATATTGCAAATGTTGCAGGTTTTTCAAATTATGAAATTGACTCTTTGATCCATAAAGTAAAATTTGAAAAAGACAACACTTCAAAAAAGAAAATTTACTCTGATATACAAAGTATTGCAGCTAAAGAAAACTTATATATGTGGCTGTATCAAGGTCAAAATTTGAAAGTTTATAAAAACAATTTAACTAACGTGTCTCATAACATTTTGGATGGTGATTATTCTTTTAAGGATATAGTAAAGTTGGAAGATAGTCGTGATCTTTGAGGCAATTGAAGGGGAGTGGGTTTATACAATATTATAGAAATACTGGTGAGAGGTTTGAAGACTATAAACCGGATTCAAACCTTGTAAATGAGTACATAGGGAAAATAGAAATAATAAAGATAGGGAATATCAATGTGGATAAAAATGCAATTGTCAATAGAAAATGGTCTTGCGATCCACAGCATTGCACTTTTCATGCATCAGAAAATTTTACCGGAACCTGTTGCGATGGTGGTGGCATTGTGTCGCCGTACAATGAAAAAATATTAGAATTATATATTAATAATGCAGTTAAATATCTTTCAGAGGAAAAGGCTAACCTGCTGCATCAAGGTCAAATGACTTTATGTAGGTATAAGCTTAATGAAATTAATGATGAATGTATATTTTTAGCCAATGAAGGTAGAAATAGATTTTGTTCATTGCATAGAATTTCAGAAATAAATCACATACCAGTTTACTCCGTAAAACCATTTGATTGTTGTATATCTCCACTAGAAATTATTATTTTGGATAATGAAGAAATATTTATTACGTTGGCTACCGCAGAGACTGCCAAGTTTGTTCGTTGGAGAAATTTCATGGATTGTGTTGAAAAGCCGTTAATTGATTCAATACCTGTATATAAAACGATGGAATACCATTTAAGATATTTATTCGGAAATGAGTTTTACAATCAACTGGTTACATATGCGTCCTGTTAACCCATCATTCAAGTAATTCAGTACCATATGTTTTAACTTAAAGTATTATTAAAGAAATCTGTTTACATGAGCATAGCAAATATAGGATATTATATTATGTTTTATTAAGAAAGGACACTGTAATAACGATATGAATGAGGAGAAATTAGGTCAAGAAGGTTGGGCTTTATATGGGAAAAGGATAAAAAGTGATAAAGCAATAAAAATCACCGAATATGCCAAACAATATTTAGAACCAATTCTAAAACAATTCCCGGAAATAAAGGATAAGGTTTATCTTTTACTTAGAAAAAACGGATGGTTCGCTAATTATGAACCAGTAATGCAAATTGTTATTCGGGAAGAAGCTTTGGCATTGTCAGAATGGAGAATTAGATCTACTACCGCCCATGAACTATTGCATTTAGTACAGTTTATAAATGGAATTGGGATTGATAAAAGTATAAAGAACGGTCAGATTGAAAAGCAAGCTACATTTCTTACTTTTTCACGCGGATTTTCCTATGATTATTTAAAATCGTTTTCAGTCGAATGCAATAAGGATTCTTGCGATCATAAGTTTACATATGCATACTTTTGTTGTGATAAAATATTTAAAGGATGTTGTAAGGAATACACGGAAGAGAGTATTCTTATACTGGCAGAAAAATTAAAAAGACTGGCATCGAATTATAACTTGCATGATAATCCGGATTACAACAAGATTATGCATGACTGCTGCATTAAAGATATAAGCTCAGAAAGGTTGTGGAATTCCTAGTATCAGAATAAGAGAGAAGCCTCCTGTCCAGTTCTCATGCCGAGCCTGTACAGGAGGTCTCTTTTTTTAATCCTTCTTTTCATTAAAACTATTACCCTCTGTTTAAAAATCTCCCTTTCGTCCTGAATTAGTCATCCATGGGCTTGTCCGCTCCATAATCTCTATATTTATTTCATGTATAATTTTTTGGTCTTTCTTTCTGATTGTTTCCAGGCTGTAGCCTAAAGTAACGCCTATTGACCTATGACTCATTGGCCTGCCGTTCTTTTTTTTAAGATACCTATTATTTAGTATATACATATACTCGCTATTGTTTTTATGCCTACTTATTACTATATCTATACTATATATAATAGACTTGTAGTAAAATATCTTACTTTCCAGTCTCTGCATGTACTCTAACCTTGGGACGGCTACGTTCTCGACAACACTATTACTGTTATGCTTATAGTGCTGACTGCCAATATCCTCGCTGCCGGATGCAGGAAATATAAAGAATTCCACCTGCATATTCTTATAATCGTTAAGCTCCTGCGTGAGCTGGTTTGCTTCTTCTTTTAGTGCATCAAGATTGTGTAGAAAATATCTAACTTTATTCGGTACGATAGTAAACTCCCCCCTCCTACCTTGTCATTGTTCCACCACCTAGTTCCTATGATTGTCACAGTAAGTTACTGCCACAGCGTAAGCTTGCCATATATCCGCTTTCCCAAACTCAACAGGTTTCAAATCCTTTGGGTCTAAAAGTACATGCGCTGAATCTATACAACCTGGATCAACTGCAAGTATCATTCGTCTGCACTTCCTTTAAATATTTTCACTTGTTTAAATCTCCCTCATATTTATCATAAAATGTGTCATAATGTTACCTAGCTTGTTTCATATAATCTTCGTAAATGGTTTTTTCTACTAAGTTTTTAATGTCTTGTTTATAAACTTTAATTCTCTCACTTGGTTTTTTGCTTCTTTCCCTTTCTTTTATTTGACTAAATACCATATCCACTAAGCCCGATATCGTTGCGCCACTTTTGAATAACTTAATAATATTTTCTATATCATTCATGGCTGTTATTTCTCCTTTCACAGTTCTACCTCAACCTGTCATTAAGCTGTATATTCTCACCTAACATTGGCTTGCCTATCTTATCGGTTAATGCTTTTACATTGTTCCTTATGCTCTCAGGCAACAACGCTTCTGTTTTTTCTCTTGCTTCAACTTGTCCATACATTTTAAAAAATTGTCCTCTTAACACATCAATATTTTCAGCTTCACATATGTTCTGCCAACCTATGTATTGAGTTATTTTTCTCGCTCCTTCGCTCATACTTGCTAATGCTTCTTCTTCTCTGTACCACCCATAGTATCTTATTGCCTTTTGTACCTCTCCCCAGGCTTCGGCTGCTGTCATTTGTATAGACGGGTTCATTATTTCCAGTGCCTGTTTTCTCAACTCCGCTATAGTCGGAGGATAATCGTTTGTAAGCATGTGCTTTTTTATTGCTGTTTGTAGTATACTGTAATCTAAATCGCCTAATAGTTCGTAAAATACCTGTGCTTTTATATCGTTTACTTCAAATTTGGGATATACTTCTGTCAGAACAGTAAGCAGCTTCATCATTTCACTTTTTACCATACCGGCTCACCGTCTTCCTCTGCTTTCGCTTTATTATAGAGTTCTAAGGCTTTATTAGTGTTTTTGTTACCTGATATTTTAGGTTTATAGTTAATCCATGTTTCTATTTGTTCATCTGATCTCATTAAGAAATCTATAGTTGCATAGAACTTTGTGTTTTTTTCATCCTCACCTATATGCCATTTGCTCTGTCTTATATTGCTTATAGCCTTTTTAATCATATCTACATCATATCGTTTTAATCTTGCCGCTATATGTTTTTTGCGTTTATCTGTTAATGTTAGTTGTTCATAATAGCCAGTAAAAGTCTCACAATAGAAGTTAAAGATACTATCTATATCTTCTGTTCGGTCTGGTGACGGTTTACGGTTACGTTTAGGTGACGGTAACGGTGACGGTGACGGTTGCACTGGATTTTCCGGTGGACAGTCCTGCGGACAGTTTTTGGTTTTTCTCTTTCTTTCCTCCCTCTTTCTGTTGGCATCGTATGCTCTCCGGTCTAATGCCTTATACCATTGTTCCTGCCATATATCCCAATCGTGTAATATGTATACTCCACCTACATAATCAATCCAGTGCTTTTCTATAAGACAGTCCACTATTTTTTCTGAGGATAGTCCTGCGGACAGTCCAATGGACAACGCATCTTTTATATCATTCTTGTCCGAACCTCTCAATTCACCGTCTTTTGTAGCGTTATTTATGCCCCATAACCATAATGAAACCAGTATTCCTAATGTTTCCTTTTGAGAGCAGCCAATGCACTTAGAAAGTTCTCTTAGCTTCATTCCAATTACTTGTTCGTGAACACTTATCCATGCCATTTACTCACCTTCTTGTACTTTTCCTGGCATTTTACCTACCCTAAATACTGTATTCCATAAACCTTAAAAGCCTTCTCAAATTCCACTAGTCCTTTAGCCTTTGCCATATCATAATGAGTATTGCAAAGGCACATTTTATTGCGTTCTCTGTCCAGGGTATATGTATACCCTGGCAACCCACATATACAGCATCGAGAGTATCTAATGCATATGTATAGGTACTTACTTATATCATCCGTTCGATTTATTGCAAGCTCTGTAAGCGGTATATCATTCTCGATTACATACTCTATAACGTTGTTGATAAGTTCCCTGGCTGTGTTCATGCTGCAATCAGATAGGGAAAAGTATTCCTGCCCTGACTCCGCGCAAAACAAGAACTTATGGAATTCTTTCGTATATTCCGGAGGATTGCCGGTATAATCGCTAATATCCCTAAATGTAGCATAAAGCTTCTTACGCTGTTCTGCTGTTATCCGTTTCCCATCATCAAGTCTTAGTTCACCACATAACCCCTTTTCATTTGCATAACGGAGGATTTCTTTTATGCTGGCATTTGTGACAACCTGCATAAGTGTATAGTTTTTATTTGATTTTATATTTAGTACTCTGACTGCTAACCACGCTGCTTTCATAGGTCGTCCTCCTATGCTTAAAATTAGCCACGATATGGGCTATATATCTTGCCGCCCATTTTCTCTCTTACTTCATCCTCAGACACACCTTCATCAAAGTACCTTTGTTGTGCTATCAATATAAGTTTTCGTCTTAACCCTGCCCCATATGGGCTTTCTATTAAACTATGGCACCTGTTACCCAATGCAAAGCCTGTCTCAACACTCTCATGTTGTGTACGCTTCCCGTTACCTCCAATGCAATGGTGAAACTCTGTGGCATTTTCCATGCCACAGACTTCACATATTGCATAAGATTCTCCAGGAGGAGTTGCACGTTTAAATACTGTTTCCCTTATATGCTTGTCCATTACTTATCTTGCAACCCCTCATAGCCTTTGTACATTTCGTTATATTGCGTTTTATTAAGCTGTGCTATCTCAGTTACGTTGTATTTTTTCATTGCTGTTTTCTTGACCGATTCTGCATTATAGCCTTTTTTATTAGCCATAGAAAATAACTTTTTCACCTGTGCATCTTTTATGCTGCTTTCGTGTTGCTCTTGGTTTTCATAATCAACTTCTTCAAAACCTGTATATTCTACTCCATACCCCGCAAATCTTAGTGCTCTTGCTATTGCCCTTGTTTCAGCCAGTTCCAATATAGCCGCTTTCAACCTTGCATCCCTTGTTACAGTTGCATTGCCTAACCCGTTATATACTCCCTTTTCCGTTGTTACTTTAGCTTGTATTACAGATATACCATCTTCATATTTAATCACTGTTGTTTCAATGCTTAAATTCTTTTGGTTTTCGTCATGCGCCAATCTCAGCCTTCCACCGACTATTGGATAGTCCTTGTTGTTTACCTTTACTATTTCATCTTTATTAAATTGATTGTTCACTATCTACCCCTCTCTCTTGCTTTACTTCTATTACTCCGCGTTTAAATCTATCTGATAATAAAGAATATCGCTTTTCAAGTTCAGCCTCTAATTCTTTTTGCCTTGCCCTGAGTTCCCTTTGTTGCTTGATGTTACCATAATACGCGAGTAATAAACCATCGCTAGTGAGTTCAGAGGATGTCCCCATTATTATCCCTCCAATCGTTCTTCTATCTGTTCAATATAATCTTTCAAATCGCTTATTTTGTCCTCTGCTTCATATAGCTTGTCCCTCGTACTATCAATTTCATCTATTAAATTTTCCCTTATTTCGTTGTATAATTCTTTTTCTAAGCACTCATGCAGTTCTTTTGCATCTGCTTCATTAAGGGTAAACTCAACTTCTCCAATTTTAATTACTACAGTATTCCGATTTACATACCCCTTGCTTTCTACCTCTATTTCTGGCATATATCCGACATAATCGGCTATTAGCATTGATCTCGCTTCCTTCTACTACACTGCATTTATACATTTTCAAAAATTTTCTTCAGCATTCCAACCGGATCAATAGAACTGAATAAAAGTTTATGAACATGTTCGTTCAAGTCAGACATTGAGGCCAACAGCTCTACAGTGTTTACATGGTTTATTACTATATCCACCTTTCCCACCTCACCACCTTGGAGAAAAACCCCCAAAAACTTATTAACCGTTATTGTGCTACCATCATTGAAAACGATAATAGCCTCTTTTACCTTTTTCTTAGTTTCCTCCTCATTCGTTGGTGTTGCTATTCTCTCTTTTTCAAACATTTAGTTCTCCTCCTTAAATTTAATAAATATTTTTGTATTGAGATATTTTCCGATATCCTTCTGTAACTCGTTTTTATATTCTATCGTGCCTACAATCATGTACAAGATTAGAATTATTATCACAAACAAATATTTCCCATATTTGTCAATATGTATTGTTAAAACCTCCTTGTTATGGTATGCTTTGATTACCAAATCCTTTTTGTATTCGTTTATATATATTTTTTTATTTGCACCCGAAAGGGTGTTTTTCTTTTACTTATTTGTGAAATTACTTGTAGTTCTTTTCATTTCTTTTCCTCCTCGTATAATATGTTTTATAGGGTTTAGATAAGACTTTTTCCAGTTACTTTATGGTTTTTGCTCAATTACTGTATGTAGGTTTGAAACATTCTTTTTCGTTTTGTGCAGACTTTCTCGCTTCTACCATTAAATAGAGGTCATAGGCCGCTTTTGCAAACCTTTCTTCCCACCCCTCCGTAAAGTTAACTACAACATTGATTTCTCTTTCTTTTTTCATTGTAGCCTCCTATACCGCTTGTCCATTTTTTATAAGTGATAAATAACATCTTACTAATCCCTTCTGGTTAGCTGTTAAAGACTCGTAGTCCATTGCTAATTCCATGCTTTCTTTAGATGGTATAGTTAAACTGTCACTAACCAGATAATCAATTCCCACTTTGAAATATTCAGCAACCTTTTTCACTTTTTTTATAGAAGGCTGTGAAGTACTCCATTTGTGGATAGTGCCATTGCCAAACTTTAGTTCTTTTTCTAACTTTGTTATTGTGATCCCATTTTGTATGCAAAGTTGGTTAACCTTGATAAAGAGCATGTTTTCACCTTCCTTTCATATTTTGTGCTAAAAATTCACACATTAGTATTGACATGTAATAGAAAATATTCTATTATTAGCTTGTAGACTAAAAATAGTATGTAGGCTTATGCTTTTAGACTGTATTCTAAAATTGTTATTGTATATTTATATATTTTAGTATGCACCCTAATTGTAATAGTCTACAGTCTATTTGTCAATGTCTTTTTATCTATTTGCGAAAATGCTTTTTTAGGGGGTAGACTATTTTGAATATGTTAGAAAAAATTCAAAAACTTTGTGAAGGAAACAACATAACTATTGCAGCATTAGAAAGAACGCTGGGTTTGGGCAATGGGACTATAAAAAAATGGGGAAAAACAGCCCCATCCGGTGATAGGTTAGCAAAAGTAGCAGATTATTTTAATGTAACGACTGATTACCTACTTGGCAGAGAGCTATCCGCAAAAGACGCAAAAGACATCGCAAAAGATTTAGAAAATATAATGAAAAAAATTGAAAATGGGGAGGATGGTACATTACATTACGAAGGGGAATCAATAGATAAAGAATCTCTCTCACTTTTAAAAAATGCAATTAGTCTTAGCTTGCAGCATCTAAAAATTATTAATAAGGAGAAGTATAACCCTAATAAAAATAAAGTAAGGTGATAATAAATTGAAAATAAAAAACATCGTTGCACACTATGTTGAGAAATTTGGCACAAATAATCCTTTTATAATTGCAAAAAATCTTAACATTCAAGTTTTTATTGTACCTCTTGGGAAACTATTAGGGTACTATAATTACATCAAACGTAACAGATGTATTTTTATTAATTCAACAATTGAAGATGAAAACTATAAAAATATTGTAATGGCACATATGTTAGGACATGCAGTATTACATTTAAAAGAAAGCTGCTATTTCACACATGATAAAACACCATTACTTACCTCCGAAATAGAATGCCAAGCAAATATGTTTGCTGTAGAATTACTTCTTCCAAATGAATCCATTAAATAATATTTTTGATGTGGCTGCACAACAGTAACGAAAAATGAGAGAGTTCTTAATCTTAAAATTACACATACTTTATTCCAATCAATATGTGAAAGGGTGAGGTTAGTATTATGGTTATAGGAGTTTATGCAAGAAAATCAGTCTTTTCCGATAAATCTGATAGCATTGAAGCTCAAATAAAAACTTGCACAGAATATGCACAGAGCAATTACAAAATAGAAACAATAATTGAATATAAGGATGAAGGTTTTACAGGAGCTAATACAAATCGACCTGGATTTGAGCAGTTGATGAAAGATGTTTTAAATAAAAGAATAGATATCTTAATCTGCTATAAAATAGACCGTATTAGCAGAAACGTTCTTGATTTTTCAACAACCTTTAATAAGCTTCAAGAGAACAGGGTAGAATTTGTATCTGTAAAAGAACAAATAGACACATCTACACCTCTAGGTCGTGCAATGATGTATATATGCTCTGTTTTTGCACAGATGGAAAGAGAGACTATAGCAGAACGTGTTAAAGATAGCATGATAGAACTCGCTAAAAGCGGGAAATGGACTGGAGGCAAAGCACCACTTGGGTATAAGGGGAAAAAGGTACAAATAAATGGGAAGTTCCATACTATGCTAGTTGAAAATGAAGGAGAAGTTCCATTTTTAAATATGATTTATGATACTTTTTTAAAAGTATATAGTTTGAGTAAATTAGAAACTTATTTTAAAAACAATGGAATCCGAACACTCAACGGCAACTTTTTTTTCAGCACACAACTATATAATATTTTAAAAAATCCTCACTACGTTGCAGCTACCAATGAAATATATGATTATTTTGAAAGTTTAGGCTGTATAATGGCATCAGAGAGAGAAAAATTTGACGGTACTCATGGTCTTATTGTGTATGGTCGTAACAAAGGTGGAAAAAAAAAGAAGCACACAGCAACCACACCTGATAACTGGATTGTAAGTGTTGGATTACATAAGCCACTAATTTCCTCAGATAAGTGGCTAAAAGTACAAGCGAGATTCGGACAGAATATACTAGACAAGACACGCAAATATGAAATAGGGATATTAAAAGGTATAGCCAAATGCAAATGTGGTTATTCCTTGCGTGTGAAACATAAGGTTGATAAAACTTATAACAAAGTATATAACAGCTACTACTGTCTAAATCGTTACCGAAAAGGTCTCAAAATTTGTGATATGAAAATGGTAAGCACAGATGAATTGGACGAAAAAGTAATTAGCACCTTGAAACAATTATCATTAGATAAAAACCTTATTAAAAAATATATGAAAGATTCAAACATTAACATACCTATTAAAAGTAAAGATGTAATCAATAAGGAGATTTCTAGCACTAAGAAGAAAATAGAAAATTTAACTACAACATTACAAGATAACACAGAATCTTCAGCAGTTAAATATCTAATTGCTGAAATAGAAAAACTTGATAAACAAGTTATTGGATTAAACTATGAACTAAGAGAAATAGAACGTCAAGAACAGGAAAACTATAATAAAATAAACGATGTTAACACGGTTTATACAAAGATTTTACATTATTTAAATTCATTTGATGAATTGACATATGACGAAAAGGTAAGATATCTACGTGAAATAATAAAAGAGTGCATATGGGACGGGAGGGAATTATCAATATGTATTTAAATCTCTTTTTCATATTGATACCTGTAAGTATTATTGTAAGAAATGCTGTAATCCCAAGTATTATTCCCATTATCCTGAAACTAAATCTATCAATAATAATACCTGAACCTACCTCAGCAATCATAACACCTATTATCTGAGTGAACCCCTGCATTGTAGTAAGGCTTATTCTTTCTTTGCTTGTCCCGGATATCTCATTTATAAGAGCAAGGTAAGGAGCAACAACTATAGTAAAAAATATAAAAAAGAGACTTAAGACAGTAGTAAGATATGTAAAGTTAATTATTGATTCTCCATTCACGGGAGGGAACCATAACATAATGAAGGTTGCTGTAAGCGGGACAGAGCCAATAAGTATAAAAGGAACCCTTCTTCCCAGCCTGCTTCTGAACCTGTCTGAAAGGTATGCTACAACAGGATCTGAGACTGCATCAAATATTCTTCCGATAATCATTGTCAAACCAATAAACCCCACTGGAATCAATACACTTAATCCTCTGATATTTGCTTCCGGAGGTGTATAAAAATACTGGTACCACTTAACTGTTACCTGGGTGAATATTGAAATTCCCAAGTAACCCAAGGAGTACATCAACATAACCAGCTTTTTATTTTTCAC